TTCTATTGCCTATCTTGCGGTAAGACTGATTGGTTTCGTTTTTGCTATAGACTTCGCCCTTGCTATATGTCTCATTCTTATTTGCCTTACCATCTAAAGCATTTGCGATAGTGGTCGCAAAACTGGCGTCGTTATTGATAGCATTCGCGATTTTCTGTAGCGTATTCAACGCATCGGGAGACATACCCCTGATAGAATCAATAGCGCTTTTGATTGCATTATCTCCGTCCTGTTTAACCTTGCTTATCGAAGAAGTAAGAGTGGTCTGAACATCGGTTATGATATTCCCGATTTCTTGTAAAGTCTTGCCCCCCAGTTTATTTGCATTGTCTGCCGTATCTGCCGTGCTGGCCGCCGCAGTCTTGACACCCAAGTAGGCTTGCCCGTTTTCCGATGTGACATCCAATCCACTTGGAGACTCAGAAACGGTTATATTCCCAACTTTTAGAGTATTGCCCAAGCGCGTTTCATTGCCGTTGGTTACAACAAATGTTCCTGTGCCTTCTGGTGTCGTATATCCGTTGATCTCGCCGAACTTTACATTATCGCCGATTTTGGCAAACTGTGTCATATCAACAAACTTGCCCGCATTATCCCAAGATGTGCCATTCCATATCAGACAGTCACCTGCACGGACGTTATGCTCTTCGTTCGCCGTCTTTATGCAGTATATCCAACCGCGCTCTGGATTTTGTGGCAAATCGGAATAAGACTCGACTACGCCCTTCCATGCAACGGAACTGACGATTGTTTTTTGTATTGCTCGTATGTCAGCCAACGATTGCTGCGCCGTTCCCATGGCTACGTCAATGATAGACTGGATCGCCTTTGCAGACTGTTCAGCCTTTACGGCTACCTCTTTTGCGCTCATAACAGTCGCATGTAGGTCTTTGATCGCTTCCAAGGCTTTTATTGCATCAGTAGCTTTCTTCTTTGACTCGATAGCCCATGACCTAGAAGATGCCGTCTTTCCACTAGGAGATTCTATGTCAACAAAATCATCGGGGGAACCAGTTGCCATAGCCCACCTCTGAGACTCTTCTGCAAATCCGCTTGCCTCTTCTCTAGAGGTCATTGTTTCTTCAAAAAGATTCTGTGCCGAGGAAGCGCTTGCGTCGGCTTCATTTTTGTAGTTTCTTGCGTTTTTTTCCAATGTGCGAATCTCAGTAAGTGCGCCATTGACCTCAGATGTCATGGATACCACATTTGCTTCCGCTGCCTTCGTGGATGCTTCCAGACTTTTTACGTTCTGTTCGCTGCCCTTTATGGAAGTTTCTGTCTCCTGTAGCTTGACTTCTCCTGCTTTTGCCAGCTCTTTGATACGGTCAAGCATAGACTTCGTTTCTGAAATCTTAGTCTTTACGTCTTCCAAGAGATTGTTCGCTACTACGGTGTTATTCTGTACGTTCTGCTCCGATGCTGATGCTTTTGACGCACTTTCCGCAGCGGCTTTTGCCTGTTTTAGCGCTTCTTGTGCTTGTGCTTTGGCTGCTACTTCACCGAAGTTACCGTCCGTCTTCATCTGCTCATACATGTTCTTGACTTCATCTCGAATCGAAGAAATCTCACTCGTGTTTGTGATGTTGTCAAGTTCGTCCTTTAGATAGCGAAAGTTCTCTGCGATCGTATCATAAATGCCCGCATTATCCGCTGTAGCGAATGGCGTCTTCTTAGACACCACACCCTCTTTTGTGATAGCGTCCTGTGTGTCACGCTGTTCTAAATATTGGAATCCCTTCAAGTTATCACCCCTTTTATATCTTGCCTACGGTCTTATAAACCTGTAACGTCAACAATCATGTATGCTATGGCATTTTGCATATATCCATCCCAAACGATACGGTCGGTAAGTGGAAGTCCATCTGTTCCATATTCCTCGTTTTGAAAATTAACCTTCCCTCGGTCTGGGAAGTACGCAAAAAACTTGTTCCCGAACGGCTCAAAAGAGAACGATCCGTCTGCATTTAACACCTCTACTCTGTGCATACTTCTCTCTGCGTCAAAAAGTACTACAGCAATGTCTTTGCCTTCTTGAAAATGCCCCTTTGGGATTATTACTGTTTCATTTTTCCAGTCTGTTAGCCGATAAATCATTTCTTGTCCAAGAATCCGCATTGTGGGAACGGTAGAACAAAAAGTAAGCCTGCCGTTTTCATCAAATATTTGTAATCCAGCATTTCCTACCAAAACAACATTTAGAGTAAAGTGAAACACTGTCAGAGACCTTAAAACGACATTGAGATCGCTTATATCTTTTGGGACTAGTGCTTTGATTATTGTTATGTCTACCCCGTCAACTACGCCACTATCTGCGTCAATAATTACGTCAGACCTACTACAGTGAACGGCATACAAGTCCTCCACCTTCCTCCTTGGTAAGACCAACTCAATACATTCTTCCTTGAATCTTTGTGATAGGGATCGAAACGGCTTAATGTAATACCACCCAACGAAAGCTGTGTCGAGAGAAGGATACGAGTTAGGCGTTTTGGTCAGTTTTTGGAACTTGTATTTAGAGAGAAGAGAGTATTGTACTGTTGATTCGTTTATAAGGGGAACTCCCCTCTCATCAATAACTTCAAATAATCCTATTTTCTGCACCCCCTAAGTCAACAATCACCGTAAATAACGATAAAAAAGGCTCGCGAATCTTGCTGTTTTTCCCATCGGAGAGTGCTCCCAACCAACGTAACACCTTCTGGAAATTGCCATACCCCATTGTTGATTTTCAAGATATAGCACCATGCCTGCCTCTTATCTCCAACAGGGATGTTAAAGGCTCCTGCATCCGGCCCGATCTTAATACTCCCCAAAAATCGGCATAACCTATCTGGTACGTCAAGTAGAAGCGCTCCGTTTTCTCCGAACACCTGTAGACCTACCCCATTACCACACCCCCATTCTTACTCTCAGACGATTGTTTGCGTCATAAACGCGAATCTGGTTACTCTCTATCTCAACACGCGCTCCAGATGTTCTTGTTCGCAAAAGACCTATGTTAGCCGACATAGCAGACAAAGAATCCACATTCAGCTTATCCGCAGTAATAGACCTTGACGCTATCTTGTCAGCGCTGATCGCTCCTGCTTTTATCATTCCCGATGCGATAATGTCGTTGTCGAACCTTGTCTTTCCTGTGACATGAAGGTATTTTCCGTCTATCTTCGTTCCCTCTGCGGTCATGTTAATCTGGTTGATGACATCACCTTTGACTACGCGAGCGTTTATGCCATCTTGCAACTGAGTGAGCGCGGAATACCCGCTTTGCCCCGGATTCTTATTGAGGCTTGTAATCACAGAAGAAATACGATTTGCTTGCGCTGAAATCTGAGACGCGAGGTTTCTTGTCCTATCTGCCACCGTAGCATTGATACTGTCAGCGGTTTGTTTAATTTGAGAGGCTAAATTTCGTTCTTTATCCGCAAGAGTGGCCGTAATCTGTTTGTCTGTTTCCCGCAGCCCTAATATAGCTGTGTTGATATTCAAAATCTCCTTAGAGGACTTTGTGGCATTAGAGACAGCGTCCATTACGCTTTTGTCCATCTTTTTAATAGACAGCGTTCCATCTTCTATCCATTCCTCTTTGAACGTAGCATTGACAACACATGTGTATTCTGCTGAACGGAAACCTTCTCCGATGAGATCAACATAAGAGGCAGATACCTTGTAAATGTCTGGCTTCCCGTGGAACACATAACTATTTGCTTTCAAGTCCAAAACTTCTGATGTCCCCGCTCCGTCAACGTACAGCTTCATTCCCACAGCATTAACTGGAAACTCTTCGACAGAGATATTAACACCCCTAGGAATTTCCGAGAACGTAATACTTTTGGGAGCTGTAGGCTTGGGGTAGTTGTACTTCACTTTTGCTGGATAGCTCGCCTTTTTGAGAGAATTGATTGCATAAAGATAAACTGTTCCAACACGCGAAGTAAGATTCACGACTATAGACGTATCTGGTGTCCTGCCCAACATGCCTATTGGTGATCCTACGTTTTCGTTCAAGCGAAGTTCGTAGTAAATGACATCCGAATCGGAAACATCGTCCCAACGAAAAAGAAACTCTTTACTAAAATCGTATCGCAGGTTATATGGCATAGATGGTACTGTTTCCTTGGCTGTAACCTTTACGATCACCTCCGGTGCGGCGCTCAAATCCGACGTGGAGCCGCTTTTGTTTTTCGACACCACTCGAATACGATATGTTTCCCCCAGCACAACGCGACTCAAGATGAACTCGCGAGGACTTTCTCCGGCAAATTTCCACTCTCTGCTCCATCCAATTTCGTCTGCTGGTACACCTTCGTCAAATACGCCAATTTCTGTGCCGACAGCAGCCTTCGTCTTGTAGTACACTTGACCACATTCTATGGATGTACTTATTGGCAAATCAAAGAGAACATGAATGTCATATTTTGTGCTTCCGTCTTTGTCTAGCCTCCGTTGAGTATATGCTCTCACGTTTTTTGCGTCTTTTGGAGGAATCTCGTTTTCTTCTGTTGCCATGCTTTTGGCACCGATGTAGTTATGCCAGTGAATACCACCACTCAACTCATCACCATACAGATTGTCATTGTACTGACGACCACTTATTTCGTAGTCACCTTCTTCGGTTTCCTTTATCTCTGCGATGCGAATAGGAAGACCATCAAATACACCATGATAAGAGACGGTTACAACATCACCTGGCTCAAGGTGCATACCTTCTACACCCGTCTTGAAAGATAGCTGTAAGGGACAAGCTAAGTTCTGGTCACGGTAGAACCGAGCCAAACGTAGGGCTTGATACTGCGACGTGCAGCCGTTAAGTTGAACTTCTTTCGTGATAATCTTCTGGCGCTCTTTCTGGTCAGCATAATCCTCACAAATGCAATGTACCGTCTTCCAGTTATTGCGCGGGTCTATGATAGCCACACTATATTTGTTCGGTGTTTCTGATAAGGCCAGTGGAGCTACTGCCAAATCGAAACAATTATCATCGTTGAACCTGTACGATATTGGTGTTTCTCTTTCGATATGGAGCTTGAATTTGCCATTTGTAAACGTCATATAGCCACAAAAATTGGCCAAAATTTCCTGCAGCCATTCGATGGCACTCATGCGTTGGTCGATAATCATGTTAAGCTCATACCGTTTTTCTCGTACTGTAACACCCACTGGGTCAAGATACGATATAACCTCATCGCAATAGTCAGCAGACTCTTTGAAGCTATCCTCGTCCAACATCTCTGGGGTTATCCATTTACCCAAGCCATAACGCTTTGAAAGCAAAAAATCCCTCAAACACATCGCAGGGTTTGTGGTATATTCAACCTTTCCAGAGCGAGTGTCCATGACCTTGAGGCCTTCAACCAAACACGACACAGACGGATTTCCGTTCAGTTCTTCCGATACGGTGAAATACATATCGAGCCAAGCCATCTTTGGGTAGCCGCCTGTTTCGTCGTAGTTCTCCGGAGGATCGCAGTCATGGAATGTGTATGACGTGCCACCAGTAACAGTGTCCATCGTAAGCGCTGCAAAATCTGCATAACATCCTGCGTCTATACTGTGAATATCTCCCGGATATTTGCTCGTAGCGGCAAACGGAAATGCTTGCCAACCATCGCCTAAACGATTGATATAAGAAATAAGACCAGAAATACTGACCTGCCACTCCCAAAATGACTTATCGTTGCTTCCTTCAAAATCGCTCTTATTTACCAACTGGACTTCTTTCGACTTTTCTCCATAGATGAGCGTAAGTTTTTTCCCAGACAGATGGATTCCAGCGTTCTCGTACTTGATGTTCCGGACAGTAAAGATTATGCCGCTTTTATTTTTCTTTCCGCTTTCTTTTTCTGGGACAAGAAGCTCGTTTGCGGTTACACTAACAATCCTGTTGATTCCACCTTCGCACAAGACTACATGCTTATGGAGCTGCTTTGCGTCTGCGTCCGTCTGATGGAATGTCTGATTGCCTGTAATTAGTCGTCTTCCGTATACAAGCTGAACTGGAACGTCTGCTGTCATTTGTTCTTGCTGTCGATCGAAACGCTGAACGCTTACGTTGCCCTGATGATTTGAATCCATTTTGTTCATCGCTATTGCCGTCCAGACACTACTAAACAGTGACGCACCCATAACGAACCGAGAAATAGCACTAAGTCCTGAACCGAAGAAACCGAAGCCCTGCGAGATAAAGCCAAAGACGATCGCTCCGAAGAGCTTTCCCGCGTTTTTCCCTCCACCCTTGAAATGGGCATGTCTAAACAGTCTCTTTGTCAGTCGTTCTGTCTCTTTGTCGCGCGGATGGAAGGGCTGCCAAGAATAGCCATATCTGTTGTTCTGAATATCAAACAGTGCCCCATCGAAGAAATTGAACATCATATCACCTACCTGTATTGAGTCTCTAAGGGAATAGAGGGGAATCCGCTAAAGTGTTTCATGTTATTGTACTTGCGGCACATGTCAGCAGATTTGTCGCATCCCTTTTGAAGCGTGACCTCTATACCTCGTACATCTTGGGCGAAGTTGACGTTGAGTGTAATTGTATTCCCCTCTGATTTGTGAATAACCCTAGACTCCCCTTCTACAGAAGCAACACCATTGCGCCAGTAGTTACTAGGCCACGATCCTTGAACAGTAATTTTATTCCCATCTACACCCGAAATACCAACCTTTTCTATTCCTAAATCCATACCACACTCAGAGTCTCCGAACTCACTGTTACACGCAAGACGAAAATCACGGTTGGGACATTCGATGTCAGGTATGCGTGATTTAATCTTACAAGTGAACTGCCCATCGGAATAAGAAGGCTCGTCGATATAACCCGAAAACACAAGCTGAATTATGCTCGGGTCTGACAACGACTCCGGATAAGATATACGTGCTACGGTCGCATTACATCCACGAAAATCAAAGCCTTGAATAACGTAGGATAACAACTCGTAGGAGCAGTCACCCAATGTAACCTCACACGAATCTGTGATGTTGTCCATGCTCTTTGTGATTTCTCCACGCTTGAATGGCACTGCGATATATTTTTCACCGTTATATATGATGTCCTCATCACAAGCTGCTATACGAGTGATCCCATTTCGTAGTTCCAAGACGTACAGCTCTATAAAAAACGGATTGCCGCTCTCTTTGGCAACTTCCATTTGAACCGGTAATGTTGATGGCATATACTCACCCCTTTCTCCGAAAAGCATATTTGAAGTACCTGCTCCACCAGTCGCGATGATAGATGGTACTTGTCGTTTTACCGAACTTCACGGGTATCTGCATAGCTAACAGTTTCCCATACGAAAGGTATATCCCGAGATGAACTTCCCCTTCGATTCCAAAGACGACCAGATCGCCATATTGTAGGTTTTCGTATGTAACCCTATCCATGTTTTTTAGAAGGTATGCATAGAGCCTACGCCATGCGCCAAAACTCTTGCCCTCTATAATAGGTTTACCGTCCTCGATGTGCTCCTTATATCCGTGTTCACGGTAGAACAAGCGACACAAACCTAAACAGTCGCATTTATCAAAAGAGGACTCCCCAAAATAATGAGGAATCCCCACAAACATATTGATGTCATGCACACTATCTGTGTTCTTTGTCATTGACTACCTCCAAATCCATGCTCGTTTTGTAGCCAACGATTTTCTGCTGCTCTCTGAGGTCTTTTATCTCAATCGAATCGGGAAGTATAACCCTATAGACTGTGCCTCCCTTTTTCATAAGCAGCGGAATACGGCTGTGAGAATTAAACAGGTCGATGATTTTGTCTCTGTCTTTTTTTAAGCCGCTCCAATTACAGGACAGTTTTTCATGGGGATAGGTAGACTTAATGCGCCTACCCTCCGCGCCCATCTCTAAGACCTGTACGTTGTGGTCAATCGACTGCTTGATCTCACCATGAGGAGATGGAAGCATATCTGTTTCCAATGGCAGTCCGTATTTCTTTTTTTGCTTCTCTACAGAAAGGTCTATCGTGCATTTGAACCCAACAGGAGTAGAGCACTCATACAGCCTTGTAATGTTTAGCACATCGGAGAAATGGCAAACCTCTTCAACACCGTCGTACTCAAAAAGAAACGCTTTGTACTGTCCTTTGTGATCGTTGTAGAACCGAATCAATCGTTCCATGTCCTTTGTCAAGCCGGACACGGTAAACGAATATTTCTTCTTCGATGCGATACGCGTGCGCTTGTACTTCTTGTAGCCGCTTTCATATTCAGTTTCCTTACTCCCCCAAGAGTATGTAACTTTGACTTCCCCTCGGGGAAAGAACAAAAACTTATCTAAAGCCATGCTTCTGATGACCTCCCATGATTCTGTTGAACGCCCTAGGATTCTTCGCAATAGCCTTCATGACCTCTGCGCTAGATGCTTGCGTGTTAAGGATAACTGGCTGAACAGGAGCATCCTGTTTATTTCCTTCTCTAACGTCCTCTCGAAGCCCGGCAAGCAAGCTTTCCATCTTCTCGTTTGATGCCATTTTTATTGCACCGTTGGCTTGATTGAACCTACGATAGCTTTCCATGGTAGACGGTTTCATCGAAGGACTCATACTTGTTCCCAGTGAGCCGCCGTCCATGTAGCGCTTGAATCCGTCCATGGCTGGCGCAAGTTCTGGCTGATTGTTGAGCATATCGAGAAAGGGGATTCCCAGTTTATCTACGCTGTCTTTTTTGATGATATACTCGCCATCAGACGTGCGGATAAATTGTCTCCGATGCGCCAAATACGTCAAGATACTATCGCTAGTACCCGTCCCAGCTCCACGAATAAGGCCGCTCCTCGACGAACCGCCAGAAGCAAAACCCGGGACACCACTAGGAACATAACCGCCTTTAGCGAATATGCCGAAAATAGAGGACAACCCAAACCCGCTAGATGCGGATGAAACAGCCATCTGTGCAGTTAAAGCTCCAATAGCCATAGTGTTGGCCGTCGTGACGGTCGCATCCGTAGCCGTGGATGCTTGCTGTGTAACCGTCGCCAACTGAGTAGCTGTATTGCCCAACGTCTGAACCGTAGTTCCCGTGGTAGTAACAGCCGTGTTCGCTGTAGTAGCTGCTGTCTGAGCGGTCATGGCGGTCGTGAGACTCTGTACGGTATTCCCTATCCCACCGTCATATCCAATTCCGCTGCCATTTTGAATAGATGGGAAGAACCTGCTCTGGTAGAATGTTGACATCGCTGAACCCACAAAGGATTGATTTCTCGCGGTCGGATTCCTTTGAGAATATTTCCCTCCAAGAATATCGTCCATCGCACCCATGCTTTCATGCTTGACACCAAAGATGTTATCAAAACTTCTCCGAATCGTAATAGATGCAATTTGTTTCACGATGTCTTTCAAAATGTCTTTCAAGGAATTTCCCTGAACAATCAGCTTATCGAAGAAATCAGTAGCCATGTCGCTCTCTACACGGTGTAATTCCTCTGCGAGTTTGCGATAGTTTTCTGTCGCTTCCTTGACAGCTTCGCTTTGAGATATTACAGCCTTTTCTGCATTTCGGTATGCCTCTGTACCATTCTGAATGGTAGAAGTATTGACTTCGATAGACTTCGTAAGCCTGTCGATTTCTTCCCTTTCTTCACTTGTGAGGTCTTTCTTTTGTTTGAGAACTGCAAGAGCCTTCTTATCTGCTTCGATTTGCTTCTTGGCTTCATCTACCTGCTTATCGTTATTCGCTTTTTCTTGAGTCAATCGCTCTTTAAGTCGAGACAATTCCGCTTCCGCAAGAGCTTTCTCCTGTTTTGCCCGCTCTGTCTGGTTAAACCAGTCACGCTCTGTACCGTTTTCGTCAACAGCGCTAGACAAAATACTGCGCTTATATTCGTATGCTTCCCGCGGGTTAAGGTATCCACGGAGAGAATTAAGCCTATACATCTGGTCTTCGTGCTGATCGGTAATGCTGTTTCGCGATTTACGCAGCGCTTCTGCTTGCTCTATGATTTTACCGCTGTCTTTACCCCCGACTTTTTCAAAACGCTCTTTCTGCTCGTCTAATGTGAGGTCAGCCCAAGACATGTTGTCGCTTTTCAAAGCTCGCTCGATTTCCGGATGCTGCAAAAGGAAGTCATTCACCTTTGTTTGTGCGCGAATATACGCTTGGTCTACAACACGCTTCTGCCTCGATAGATCGGTCAGTCGTTCAAGCTCTGCGATATATTCTTTCTGCGAATCGGAGAAATTGTCTCCATAGAACTTCTTAGAGTTTTCGATCCTCTTAGATGTCATTTTGTATTTTTCTTCCGACATCTCCATGAATTTCTGAAACTCTTTTGCGTAATCATAGCCAAGACTATAAACAGAGCCGTTGTTATTGCCGTAATATTTCGCGAGAAGGTCGTTCTTGTACTGGGAGTCCGAGCCAACACCCATACCACCCTTTGCGACATTTGTTTTGATAATCCACGCAGGCGTTTGATACGATTCATGCTCCGCAAGCGTTCTGGTGATAATCTTGTCGGCATCAGAGGAGTTGCCTACGATATTGCCATTGCCAGAGTAAATCATGACGTGAACATTCTGCCCATCGCCATCGGACGCAGGGTTAGAATCTCTTGAAACTCCCAAATCGTTAAAGGAAATAATATCGCCTTTTTCGAGTTGAGACTCACTGAATGGCACAACACTATAACCGTCACCCATCATACGTTCTATGAGCGTGGAAACACGGAACACTTGATCGTCATACAACCCCTTAAAGTACCCCTCTACTCCTGCAAGAATTTGATCCACTGCCTCGACGCATCCCACAGCATGATTCATCATCGTCTGCCCAAGGTTATTGTTGATACTGGCATCCAGAAGAGACAAGGACTCAGCGCCATCGGAGAAACCAGTTCCTTTTGCGTTACGCTTGGGAACAGCACCTGCAGCGTTTTTGAAGTCATAATGCTTATCCATGTACTCGGAATTTGCCACTGTCTGAGCAATAATAGAATTTGCTTCTTCTTCACTTTTCCCAATTCGGAGAAGATATTGCTTGGATGCATCTTCAAAAGAGGCTACTCCGTTGTCAAGAATCTCATTCCATACGTCAGCAAAGACACCGAAACTATTGTGAGCATTACGCGTATACTCAGAGGCGTATTTCTCCCACATATCAGACGTAACCCCCAATGGGTTATCAAACGAATCCGACTTCATGCTGTGCACATCTGTACCATTGATCGCCGCAGCAAGTGACATGAGCGCAGAAATCGAAGTCTTGCCCTTGAGTGGGCTGTTTTCTCCCTCTAAGACAGCAGCTACGCCCTTATCAAACTCTGAATCAAAAGACCATTCCTCTTTGTCTTCTTTTCCTTCACGACCTTTTTTACCCTTACCTTCGCCGCCTTTTTCGTCTGGCATTGTTGCGTCTCGGTCGTAGTTGCGGTTCTCATTTGTGTTGTCTATATCTTCTGGAAGCTTAATACGGGTTCTTGCTTTTGCGTATTCTTCGAGAGCTGCCTCTTCGGGGGCAAGTGACTCGTTGAGTCTCTCTAGCGCTTCGATCTCTTCGCCTAGTTTGTTAAACTTCTCTGGGTCAGAATAGAAGTCGGTGGCTATGGAAAGATGTTCGTCCCTCTTGTTCTTGTTCCATTCTGAGAGTCTTTTTGCTTCTGATGCTTGATTTTCATACTCTTCTTTTACCGAATCTGGTATAAACTTGTCCGAAGCCATTGTTTCGTATTCTTGCGCTCTCATAGCATAGAAATTACCAAGAACTTCTCTTCCTGCAGACCGAAGCATATACAAAAGACGATAACCCAAAGCAAGTTTTCCTACGGCGTAAAGTTCTGTCTTTAATGACTCTATGCGTGACCTTGTTGTTTCTATAGCGGTTCTTGTGCTTTCTACATCGGCTCGGGCTGCTTCTTCCTTGTCGGTAATCATCTGAATAGCTTTTTCTTTGTCAGCCTTGGCAAGTTTTTCGATTTGCTCAAGATTCATTTTGCCATCTTCCATAAACTGATCGGAATTTTCGTGCAAGATAGCCGCAAGGCGCTCACTGATAAGCTCCATGTTCTTTTTTATCTCATTCTGGCGCTCTAACGAATCGGAAGAATTATCTGACGCAGCTTCAAGTGACGTTAATTCATCTGCAAGTTCGTTATACTTCTTCGCAAGTCGCTCCGCTTCTTCACTGTTCCTTTTGCTTTGCTCTTCCATTTCCTGCGCAGAAACAATAGCGTCTTCCGTCTCTTGTTTTAGCTTCTCAGCCTTTTCGGCAGCTTCGCCTATTCCGTCTGCTTCCACCACAAAAGATATAGCAGCTACAGCAGCCAAAGCGATGAGCATACCCTGAAGTCCACCAAAGACAGCGGTCAATCCCATTGCAGCTGATGCTGCTCCGTTTGATGCCGCAGACAAGAGCCTCAAAGCCCCCGCGCCTTTTTGAGCCGCAGGAGCAACTTTTTGAACCATGGGAACTGCCCGCGCCGTCGCCAAGTTCATCTTTCTTGTATTTGCAGCAGCAGTTTGTGACAAATTGGAATACCTTTTTAGGCTTGCCCCACCTTGTCTAAGCATAACCCCATTTTGAGCCACGACCATGTTCGTTCTCGTCAATCCTGCTCTCATGGTGGTCTGCGCAGCCGTGGCACTCGATGCCGCTCCGCTTTGTCGCACTAAGGCAGATATATTGCTCCCATGAGCCGCAGTATTCGTTGCCAAGGCTCTGCTTTGTGTACTCAATGCAGTCGTTTCCGCAGCTACACTTCTTGCCGCATTTGCATGAGCTGTAGCATTTGCCGTTGTTGCAGACGTATTCGCACTGGTGGCTGATGTGGAACCTGTCGTAGCACCCGCCGTAGCGCCAGTCGTAGAGCGCGATAGATAGCCAGACGTTCTGTTAAACTGAGTATCGCGTCTTGAGAAATAGTTGGCCTTCGTGTCAGTAACAGTACCAGAACCAACGCTGGGAATTATCCCCGTAATGCCAACACCAGAGGCTCGCGTGGCAGCCCAAGCCCCGGCAGCTCTGCCCGATGCGCGTGCAATCACGTTCAAAAGCGGGGGAATCAGCTTGTATGCCGCAACGACACCCATAATCCCCTTTGTCCATGTGTAAGCATGGGCTTCTGTTGTACTCATACCTTTGGTTATATGGATAAGCAAATTGAGAATCCACTTCATGTCATTAACCAAACCGTCAGTGCCAGCTTGCTGAAAAACAGATGCGATGTTCGCTTTGAGTGTTTCGATTTTGCGGTACATCGTGTCCATCTGAAATTCAAGCTGCTTGTTCGTGAACCCCGCAGAGTTACGCGCAACACCTAATGCACGCTGAATCTCTTCGTAGTTGTGAAGGATTGCCGACACCTTGGAAACTTGAAACTTACCACCAGAAATGGCAAGCAAGAAATCAGTAACACCCTTTGTGTCTTTTGGTGTGGTTTTTAGAGCTAAAGATATGTCCATAATCAGGTCTTGAATAGGCCGCATCTCGGTTTTGCCTGTTTCTCCGACTCGATAAACCTCAATTCCGAAGTCCTGCATAGCCTTAATGGCTTTATCTGACTGCATCGAAGAGAACATAGATTTGAGTGTAGTACCGATCTCGTTACCCGTCTTGGCCGTGCTACGAACACCAGTTGCAATAAGAGCGTTCAAGAACTCAAACGAGACACCTGCTGCGCTTGCCGATGCGCCTGCTTGACGAACACCTTCCGTTAGGTCTTGTGCCGATGCGCCAGACTGGTGAGCCAGTGCCGTCCAGATGTCGAGGATATGAGCAGATCGTGCCATCAAAAGGTTAGAGTCGTTTGTCTGCATGTTAAACTGAGCAAGAGCGGATTCAAGACCTCTCGTGGCTTCCAACATGTCGAAGTTATCAACGGTAGCCATTTTTGCCGCTTGCAACGTAAGAATGTTTGTGTTCTCTGTGCCAAGGCTGTAATCTCCGCGACTGTCATCATCGTGACCGTACATACGTCCGATAGACTTGCCTGCTTCCATAACGTCTCTGATGCTTTGCCCATATTTTCCTGCAATATCTGAAAATGCTTGGAACTGCTCATTGACATTCTTCTGACCTAACTCAAGTTTTGGCAACACCTGCATGACACCAGCCATAGCAAGCTCATATTCTTTGATGTCGTGAAAGGCCTCGAACGGAGTGTCAACGATAGCGTTCTCAATGGCATTACCGATCTTCCAGTTTGCTGCTTCTCTTGCGCGTTTAATGATATTTCCAAACGTAAGCTCGGTTCTTGCCGCTTTAGAGATTTGTCGATTGAACTCTTCCGCTTGATTGTTGAGTCGCATAAGCTCTGTACGGGCTTTCTCGAAGCGAATCTTGTCTGCTTCATTGCCAGTGCGTTTGAAGGCATGGAACATGTTTTCCGCAGTTTCCCGAGCCTTATTTAACTCTTGACGAAACCTCTGATATGCTGCCAACGGAGGCTTATCATTCTGCCACCTATTGACTCCCACCATCATGCTCTCTGGGGATATGCGCCCTGCAAGGTTTGTTTGTCCCATCGAAAGAAGAGTTTGTTTGATTTTATTGATGCGTGCAATCTCTGCGTTAAAGGCCGCTTGTGTGTAGACTAAACCGCCATTTCCCTTATGCTGATTGATGCGTCTCTGAATTTCTTCGATGCGAGAGTTTAGAGAAGCCAGCCTGTTTGCATCTGACTCTCTCTTCTTTGCCGCTTTCTCTTGCTCACGCTGTGCCCGAATCTCTGCCTGTTCCTGTTGACGCTTCGCCCTCTCGATATTACGCAGTCTCTCCTTCTCGGCTCTTTCCGAAGCCGCCTGCGCTCTCTGGTTTGCGCTGTTGTCATTCTTGACTCTAGCCTCGCTCATCAGTGCCTTGACTTCCGCATACTTTTTCTCGAAGTTATTTAACTGCTGTTTGAGGTTATTGATAAGGCTGTCATTTCCCATCGAAAGAGAAAGTGCGCGTTCAAACTCCTTACGGACAGAACCTAAGTCTCCCATTTCCGCCTTCATGCGTGCAATTTGCTGAGTAAGACTATTAAGCACACCGATATTCTGCTTCCATGACGAAGTATCGACGACACCCTTGCCAACCTTGGCGTATTCCTTCTGCATCTCACGAATCAGTTTTGTCTGCTGCTGAATGAGCGTCTTGACCACTTCCGCATTAGTCTTCTGAACTTTCGTGCTGTCATTCGACGACTCTGCGATTTTCGTAATCGCATTACGCATAGAACCCATAAGAGTTGTGACGTTGTTGAATTTGATATTTGAAACCTTGTCCAAAGCCGCCGCAAGCTCATTTATCTGAGTGATCGCGTCATGAGCCTTGAAGATAAGGTCTGTTTGCAGTTTTTGTGATTTGTCTGCCATTTTTTAAGAAAATACCTCCTATACGATGGATTTTTAGACAAGGTTATGATATGATGTACTTGAAACGATGAACAACAATAAGAATCGAGCGGAATAAGGAAAGAGAAAACAAAGAAATGGAGATGATGAACATGAAAAAGAAAATTTTGATGGTGTCTGCGCTTCTGACGGTGTGTCTTGTGTGCATGTTTGCCCCACAGTGCATGGCCAAGCCTACACAACTCGTAGACTACGACGCACAGACATTCTTCGAGAACTATAAGCTAGCGTGCAAAGAAAACCCTAGGTTCTTCAACGCAGCACTAGCAACAGGAGAACTTACCTATCAAGGAGAAACTGGCTTGTATAAGAAGTACCTGTTCCATGTGGGGGAAAATGCCGTTGTCTCTGTTTACGAAAACAAGTCCGGGGGCGTATCAACCGTAGAAATAGAAAGCAAGCACAACAGAGAAGAAGAAAAAGACAGCTATGCTTCCTCAACAATATGCGTAGAACACGTCCTTAACCTTGATCGTGCTGAAAGAACGTGTCTAGGCGACACAAAAGACGAAAAAGTGAACTTCTCGGACACTATGCACGTAATCGAAGGGTACGGAAAGGTCTACAGCAATATAAACAAAAGATGGATTCACCTAACCTTAAAACTTGTTTCCGTTAAAGCAGGAAATGACTGGAAAAAGACGATGCTCTCTTACTTTTCCGCTGACGACGAAGAGTGACCGGTGTTTCGTCCTCTTAGAGCCTTTGCAAATGCCATGCGAATCGAAGAAATAGGAGGTGTAAATCATGTTTTTCGTAGGTACTGTTCCCACTGTGATCGCCGTCTTGGTTATGTTCTTCTTGCTCATGAGGAAAGACGGAGCTGTACTCGGTGTCATTGCCGGAATAGCCATTATTTTCATACCAGACTATGGAAGGGTTCTGGTCTTTGGCTTTTTCTGTGGTCTGACGTTATGGGCTTTAGCAGACAATCTTTTTGGAGCGGCGAAACCTTGGTTTACATTGCTTGAACCTACGACACCCTACCTAGAAAACAAGTATTGGATGCTCTTAGCAAGAGCGGCAGACTACACAGGTGCAGTTTCACTTATAGGGTTCTACCTGTCTATGGGTCTTGTTCTCACAAACCTTTTCTTTACCGAAACAAATTTTGTGAAAATGACGATCGACAACAGAGACGTGTTTCCCCTTTATGTTTGGATATGGTCTATAACCTTTTTGGCAACAGTCCTCTTCATAGGATTTGCTTTTGTTCGCGATATAATGTCTATGGTAATCGACATTAAGAATAAGCCCGACCTACATATTTGACAAAAAATCACTTCTAGCTGTTTGCCAACATAAACTCCATAAACTCTTCCGCACCGCCACGAGTCGTCTGGATTCCTTCCAGTTCGGCTCTTTCTTTTTCAGCATTGAGACTCATGCCGTCCATTAGTTCTTCCAGCTCGGGAAAAGACAGCTCGTTGATGTCTCTCACTGTCATGGATGTGTTTTTTACGATGGAAGCGACAAGTTCATTCCACTGGACTCCGCTTTCTTTTTTTTTGCCTCTTTATAGCCGCTGATGCCGAAGAATACGTTAAAGATTCGGGGAATCATAGCCATATCGACAAAACCCGCGATTTCTTCCTCCGAACACTTGCCGCCAAAAGCCATTACCAAAAGCTCCATCATCGCATTATACGGCTCGTCTGAAAAGGCTTCCGATGCGTCAACGTCCTTGCCGGATGTTTCCTTCTCCTGCATCTCCGTCATCTTCTTCAAGTCGGGAGAAAGGAAGTTCAAAATAGCCATATCTGTATGAAACTTTGTGATAAAATGGCGCAGCTTGTTCTTGTCTTTGATAAGCGCGGGGAAAATTTCCCTATCCTTGCCATCTCGGCATCGGATAAAATTGTCGTCTTTCGTTTCCGTTTCTGCTCCCATATTTACCTCCTATCTATGTTTATATATTCCATATACAAAGAAAAAAGGAGCTACCTTTCGATAGCCCCATAATTTCCTATATACTGACGAAGGATTACTCCGTGATGTCAACCACCGCGAACGACCAGAACTTGCCATCCTCACGCTCGGGATCGGCGATACCGAACTCAAGCTCGGGAGCGAAAGCGTTCTTGTGCTTAAGGTCGAGCTTAAGGGAACCGTCGGAACGAGCCTTGTAGATCGTAATCATCATCTGAACCTTGCGGCCGTCCTTCTGAATCATCGGCTTGGAGCGGAAGAGAATCTGGACGAAGCCCGGAACAGCAACCGTGTCAACGTCAACGCCGATAGCCTTCGTCGCGGTCTTGTAGCAATACGTGGCTAGGAGCTTCTTGTTTGCATACGACGTGTCAACCTTGTTTGCCGTAACAGGAACAGCCTTGCGCTCGGAATCAACCAACATGAGCGTGCTCAGGTCTGCCTCTGTAGCGTGAGCAAGAGTAAAGCCGCCGTCCGTCTGAATTTCAACCTCTTCGTCCATAGCAAAGACCGTGGCTTTCGCCGCCATGCCAACGCCCTGCGTAAGTGCGACCGTCTGCGCGTCCATAGAAGCGTTCTTGAAGCTGACCTTGCCGTTCTTCTCCGTCTGGTACTGGTAGAGGCTCGTGTTCGACTCACCGCCGTAGATGTCCTCCATCTTAGACGAGAACTCGAAGTTTGCCTCCTGCAGATGGATATAGCCGATGTTGCCATGACCGTCATTGATGATGGCTCGACCAGTGCCCTCTACAAAATAGCTCGTATTCTTTGTCAAGTTTTCCATATTTTTGTCTCCTTTTCTTTGTTGTAAAATGGTTTTGAAATGTGTTTAGCTTAGATATGTTTGTGATGGGGTATGCTTGTAGTAAGGTATGTTTGTGTTGTTCAGCGGCTCTAACGATGTACAGCGATCTACGGCGAACTACGACGATCTATGCCCATATAAGCGGTCGATACTTCTCCGAATAGATAAAGACACCTTTCACATCGGAAGCAATACTTGCTCTTGAGGTGCAAAAGATGTCCATATCCTGTAGAATCTGTGTAACAATCCGCTTTAGCTTTTTGATGTCGCTGTGGCTCTTGCAGTAGTAGTCTACGGTCAAGAATCCGCGAATGGCATAAATGTTGTCTGTCTCCGTTGCGCTGCTGAAATACATGCTGATGAAGTTTACATTGTCTGCCGTGGCATAAGACATTGGAGTAATCTCTCTATGAATACGCTCCGATCTCGCCTTTGGAGTCGTAGGATTGCCCAAGAGAGCTGTCAATTCTGCATTTTTCCAACACGCAGCATATACTGTGTCCAGCAACTCCATATCATCCAGCATATATAATCACCTTCTTTGGAAACTCTTTCATAACGTCTGTAATCACGTTTGCAATCGCTTCTTGAATCTCTTTATACAGCTCTGGCTCAAGGGATTTTACCGTTTCTTTGATAACGTGTTTTGCACGAATCGGAAAGAATAATGGCTGTCCATAGAAAGTCTCGATGACTTTTCCTTTTAAGCCGCCGTGAGAAAAGTGACGCTTTCCGTCCAAGTCCTCATAGTACCCATAATCCCTGCCGACCGTAGCCAAGGCATGACCGAAGCGATCTTTGTTGAAAAGATGGCTGTTTACATAGTCGCTGAGAAAAGGATTATCCTTCGTTTCCATAAGACTTCCCTTGCCATATTCCGCGATCCATGCTTTCTGACCTGTAGCGCATATAGCTCTTGCAACAACGTCTTGAGCTACCGTAAGTTCCATGTCTCCGATTGAAGCGTTTCCGTCAATGTTGTCCAGTGATGCCCAGCGCTGCACTACGATTTCCTGAGCCGCTTTGCAGTATCTCTGTACGACGATGCGAACCGCACTAAGGAACTCTTCTCTGTAGTCTTTCAACTTATCCAAGACTCCTATTGTCGTTCGATGTCTGTACCGCAAGCAGGCCGTCAAATTTCGTGGTATCAATCGCATCGACACAGAAGTTCTGTCCGTCCAAAACGATCCTATCCATTTCTTTGACTCCGCACTTGGGCATACGGAACTCTTTCGTTGTGCTTGGGAGTAATCCAGCATCCATGAGGCGCATTGTCGCGTTCACGGTGACGTGGTTTGTCGGCACTGTGTCTATAAGACTAAGCTCGCTTCCAACAACCTCGTCATCTTCGTCGTATTTCGGAGTAGACCTATATATCTTAGCTTCTCCATTACATCTGTAAACTGTAGCCTGAACAGACTCGTCCGACTTACGAACAGAAATAGTGAGAAACTGCGTAGGCGTATTCTGTAGCCCCACTTTGGCAGAAAAAACGTCACCGTTTTCAAGTTTTGTATCTTCTTGAAGCAAGCATGTATAAACAAAATTGCTCTTGAAGTTACTTGAAGATGACCTGCCAACACGGGAAAATACAGCCTTTTCGGAAGCCTTACCTTTGATGTCAATAGGCTTTTTGAGTCGATTAAACTGTGCCAGCAAGACTATCCAACCCCTTTAGAAGCATTTTGATGTCCGATGTAAAGAAACTGTCATCGCTCATCATAACTTGAAAATCCAATGACGTAAGCTGCTTCGCTCCGCTGAAAGACTTTGCCTGACGAATATTGCATGCCAACATGCCGCAAGCATCTTTGAGTCTCTGGGGATATTCCTTGAATCCGGAAGTATATGTGACCTCGATAGACAACGGCTTGAATCCGTAGACCAACGGCGCGATGCCATAACTCCCCGAATAGGTAAAGTAGCCGTCCATCTCTGGATCGAGGTCGATGTCTTCCAAATTGGCCTCCATCTTTTCCCTTCCAAACATGCAGTCATAGACAATCTGAGCCTTTTTCAGCTCTGCTACTGGCGCGTGCTTGAGCTTTCCCCTTCGAGTCTTATTGATTTTCACTATGTCGCGGAACGTCTTAAGCTCATACGAACGACCAAGATAGCCGTCAATCAAACTTGTAGCCATGCGAACGTCATCCATATTGAGTCCGTCCATGATGTTTTGATATGGAATCAGTTCTTCTTCTGTGATATAACTCACTCTACCGACCCCATTTCCTTTAACTGAGCCAACTGCTCTGCCGTCACATTTGCCTTGCCGTCTTTCGGATAAATGACACTTCCCTGCAACTGGACAGCAATAACTTCCGCATCGGGAAAGGTTACAGTCGTCATCTCATTTGTGGTCGTCATAGACTCCTCAGGTACCTTATTCTCTTCATCTGCTTTCTTCCTCGCCAATTCATCACCACCATTCTATTACTTATGTCCTATTTACCTTGTATTTTTTCGATTTGTTCAAACACAATCTGTTTCGGTAGCACTCCATGACAAACATACACACTTGAAAACGGAGGATTTGCTGTCGGTTTATGGTCAAAATAGCTCTGATAATATGAAACTCGCTTATCAAAGTACATAATTTCAAACTCATTGTCCCGAAACATCTCGAATCTGCGCTTAGACTCGAACAATCCCACGACACCAACCAACATGGCAAACGGTTTTTCCAAAGAAAATAGCCGCTCAAGCACTTCCGTCTTCAAAGAATATGGTGGGTTCGATATGATAATGTCGCAATCTGGGACTAATGTATCAAAAAAATCATCACCATTTTCGATGTGCGTATTGATGACTTCACAGCCATGCTTTTTCAGAAGCGAAACGTACCTTGATTTGTCCGTGTCAAATGGACACCAAACAACAGTAGATTGTTTCACATACTTCAAAAGAGGTTCTATCGCATAATCTGGTGTGTAAAATTCATCGTTTTTGCTACCTGCAATAATATCCATCTTCATGCTTGTGTCACATAAAAAAGGAGCTGCACCTCACGATGCAACTCCCTCCTGTATCAACTTTTACAGACGATTAAGCCTGCTTGATGTCGATAATCATGTGACCGTACTTGGCCGCACGGACGATGAACGTATCGAAGAGAACAGAGATGTAGCGCGTAGCCAGATCCTTCTCCGTGCCAAGCTGATAGATGCGCGGCGTAGGCGATGCGACATACTGGCGCTCAATCTGCTTCTCGTCAAGAACAGCGATCTTATGCTCAGGGCAATAGATGTCCGTGATAATCGGCAGAATACCCGCAGCCGTCATAATGCCGTTGACCTTGATGCCGGGAACAACCTCAACGTCATAAACCTTGATCTTATCCTTCTCGTCCATCTCCTGCGCGTCGAGAAGAGCCTTGTCGATCGGATTCATGTAGATTGCCGTCGGACGAACAGCGTACTCCTTGTTGTTCATAAGAGCCGCAATGTTCGCAATAATGCCCTTCACGAGACGGGCATCCTTGGCGATTTCACCTTTCTTCGTAATCTGCGTAATCAGAGAGCAGTACTCGGGCGACGTCGAATCCATAAGGCTCGTGGCTGCACCCGTCCACACGGCGCGATCCTGTGCGTCAAGCATATCCGTGACAACCTCATCGAGAGCCTGTGCTTCCAGATTGCCGAACGTGCTGCCCTGCTGAATATAGACCTCGCGATCAAACTTCGTGAACGTGATACCGTCAACGATAGCCTTGATGTAGGCGCTGTGCTCAACGTGGTCAATCTTCGTGTCAAGAAGATGGTCGATTGCACGCGGGTTGACGAACTTGTGCTTGCTCTCGTGAGCTACCTTCTCAAAGTAGCGCGTCGGATGACCAGTCGCGGTCTTCACCTGAACACGCTGAAGAAGTACGCCACGCTTGCGCGTATTGTCAAGAATCTGCGGCTCAAAGACCGGAACATGAATCGCACCCGTGCCAATGTAATCTGCCGTTGCTGCTGCAAAAGTCATCTGACGGCTCATGCCGTTAAACATACGTTCCAAAATATCTTCTCCTTTTTTTGTTTGTGATTTTTCTTATCGACTCTGCCTATATCTTAGGCGTTCTTGAACTCGGCGCGATGCTCGTTCCAGAGGTCAACCTTCTTTGCCCACTTCTGATCGGGAGTAAGGTTCTCGTCTGCGTCGATTTCCGCTGCAAGCTCCATAGCCGTCTTTTCCTTCGATTCGGACATCTGGGGAGTCGTACTGAAAGCCGCCGTCTTGCGAGCAGGAGCCGCCATTGCGTCAACTTCCATGCTCTGCTTCATAGCCTCAAAACCCGCTTTGATCGCATCAGCAACAACCTGTGCAACCGCCGAAAGCTCAACCTTGTCGTTCTCAGTGGCGTTCTCGTCTGCCGCCTCGTTTTCCGTCTTCGCCGAAAGTTCCGCAACCTGCTTCTCGAACTTCTCCATAGCTTCGTTGATTGCCTCAAACTTCGCCTCAAATGCCTTGTTCTGCTCCGAAAACATAGCTTCCAGAGCCTTCTTCGTCTCTTCGTTCAAATTATCTTCCTCCTGTTCTTGAATAGAGCACATAACCTTTGTACTCTTAAATGCTGCCTTGTTTTTGTAGAGAATCGCAACGCCCGTGAACCGCGCTCCGAGTCCCATAAGAATCTTGGTGTCTTCGTCTTTTCGGAATCCATCAAAATAAGCCTCGACCGAGCAGCCGAGACTTTCTTTCGCACATTCAATCGTGTCGCACACATCGGGAAAATCATACTTCCAGAGATGACCAGATGCGTGAATCTCATTCCCCGCAACATAAGCATCGTCGATTACACCTACCTTGAAGCGTGCATCGTGGCCTTTAAGGTTCTTCGACGAATCCTCAAACCATCCATCATACCATGCCACATTCACTCCGCTACCAACAAGTGACTGCACGTCCATTCCCTCTGAACTGATTACAAGCTGGTAGCCGTCGATTCCACCTCCGGGAGTTGCGTCTGTAGGAGTGTTTACATAACCAACAACTGCGTCAAATTTCATGAAGTCAGGATTTTCGCTTTGTGCGACACTGAAAGATACGACATTAAGTTTCATCTGTTCCAACTTTTTTCTCCACCTCCTCTTTGCGATTTTTCCCCAAGCCGTTGAAGCCACCATTGCCACCGGAACCTGTTTCGTTCGACTTGCTGATGACATTCTGGATTGCATACTTCTGATTTAGAACAGATTTCATTTCTGCCTGCGTCATGTCATTGTATGGACTTTCGATAGCTGGCTTGTCTAATGCTGCACGATACTCACGAAGAGTAATGCCGTTGGTGTTCCACTGTTCCGCGATCAACTGCTGTCGCTGTCGCTTCTGCTCCAAAGTGTCCTCAAAAACGAACTCAAACTTTATCACATCGGAAAGGCCTAATCTGCCTATGATTTTTCGATTGATTGCATCTTGGAGTAGTAAACAGTGCGGACGAATAGCCTCATTGAGTAGCGATTCGTTCTGCTCCTCAACCGTAGACCTGTCTGTGTTCGATCCCTGTCCCAACTTCTTTGGGTCAATACCGAAAGAGAGTGCTATGATCGTGATAAGGTGCTTCTGCCACCCAAGATAAAGCTCTGAATCCCCTTCCGCGCCCAAACGCAAGGAACTCGCCCCCTTGGTTCCACCAAGAACGGGCAAAAAACCCTTACCGTATACCTCTTCTTCAAAATACTTCCGATAAGCCTGCAAGTCTTCTGTCGATACACTTTCTCCAAGGTTGAGCGCATTTTTCGGTACAGCATTAGACGCTTGGTTTGTAGCGTATTCTTCCGCTTCAAGCAGAGCCACAATTTGCTCGAACGATGCCTCAAGAGGGGAAAGCCCAAACTGCTTGTTTGTGGTCTTGTTATGCTGGATATACAGAACGTCTTTGTCATAAAGATAAACAGGATCGCCATAATGCCCGACACGCTGACAGAATCTAGGAAAGGAGGGGTCTTCATAGAAACCATTTACATACTCAAGAGAGAACCCATTCACAGGATATAGCTTCATGGGCTGCTGAGAGTCGCCTGTAAAAACGATTTCCGCTGCACCATTATCTCCGATAAGAGTCTCATTGATGATTTGCCCCCAAAAAGACCGATAATCGTCCGTCTCGTTTGGCTTATTGATGACGTTCTCTACAGCTCGAATCAGCGTAGAATATGAACGCCTGTCATTGGGCTTGGTTGGAACAATGCGCCAATTCTGAGCCAATACACCATCACGAATCAAAGTAATTGCGCGATGAGGGATAGCATTACACGAAAATCTTCGCAAATTCTCTTCGTTGAGTTTCGGCACAGACGACTTGGGGACGCTGACTGTATACGGCACGATGGTAGAAATAGTCTGCCTTGTCGTATTGCCATCGTCTTTTGTAAACCCAAAGCTGAACCTTCTGCCAAAAATTTTTATCTCCACTTGCCAAAAACACCCCCTATCCGTGCCATTCTAGGTTTCATTGTCGTGATACCACCAAATACGAGTTTGTTGCTGACCGATGGGAACGCAGCAGAACAAATCATGTTGACCGCATCCATACCATCATCTGAGCCTTTCGGAAAGCGTAAAAACTCATTGATAAGCACGGTCTGGTCTTTGCGGAACTTGATATACTTGTTCTTGATTCTCGGAACTAAGCCCCTAAGCCGGATTTCCTTCGGAGTCTTGTCGTTGAACTCCGTTATGGGAATCTGAATACCAGCATTAAGGCCGCGCTTTGCCACCTCATCTTTGAACATGGCTTGAAACTGAACTGTCTCGATACTGACCGAACGCAGTTTGTCGCTGTACTTCATAGCCCCCGCAATAATCATCTCGATAAGGCGGTCTGGATGATACCTTCCCATGTTTACCTCAAGGATATACAGATACCCGTTGGCATCTTTGCCAGCCCAAATGATAGCGGCTCTATCTGAGCGGCTTTTCCCCAGTGATGGATCGCACGCACCATAAACTCCGACGATTTCGGGAAGTTCATAGTAGTAGTCAAACCAGTCGGCAAGAAATTCTGCTTGAGAAGGGTCAACAGGCTCATTTTGATACTCTGAAGCAAATGCCCCCGGGTCAGAAATCCGCAGCTCCATCATGTTCTCGTAGTAATCACGACCAGACTGCGGCCATAGGGATTCAACACCGTCCAACATCTCTTCTCGATGTGCAACGTAGAATTGATAGGAGTCTTCGTATGCTTGGCTATTATTTTCGTCTAGCATCATGGCTTCCCACTCATCCCACAAAGGCGACTCGGAGAAATGTTGTATAGCTTGGTATCTCTTGCGATTCCACATAGAAAAAGACGGCTCTGTAAGCAGTTTTTGAAGCAACGATTCGTAGTGCAGCACCGTACCGATGTAGATATAATCAGTGGTCGGAGTGCCTACGGGAATAAGCGCTTTCATAAACCAGTTAAACAGTTTCCGCCTTTGTGCTTCTGTTTCTACGGCTTCGTCATTTTCCAGATCGTCGATGATAACCAACTGGGGACGAATCGAACCGTATTTGTTACCCCTGAGCTTCTGTCCTGCACCCCTGCCATAGACCTGAACTTTGTTCGATGTGACGATTTTATCCTGCGCCCATTTTTCTTCTGACATAAGATTTCCAAAGTCACGTTGTATCAGTTCATTCTCTTCCAGCTCGGTCTTAATCGCCGATATAAAGCTCTTTGCTTGGTCTAGCGTATCTGATACGAGCAGTATGTTTTGCTTATATTTATAGACGATACACCAGATGATGAGCAAAAAAGAAATAACCTGCGACTTGCCGTGACCACGAGGAGCAGCGCGAACATAGTAGTTCTTGCGTTTCTTGCGTCTAAGGATCATATCCTCAGCAGAAGCAAATACCTCTGTGTGCATCGGGCAAAATTCACTTGAGAAAACCGTCGGAAAGTATGTCTTTGCGAACAACTCTAACGATTCCGCGCACTCTTTGACACGTCTGCCTGTACTTTCTCTCGACAGGATAGCTTCGGTCGATGTGCCGTTCTCTATTGCAGCGGACAGTTCATCAAAAAACTTCTGTGCTTTCGCCATATATCAACCTCCCTTCGTATTTTGTGGTATAAAATTCATGCCTTGTCCCAGTCAGCATAACGGACGCTCCACGGCAACTTGGCCACCACGCGCCTCAAACCCAAATTCCGACACGCTAGATAGAACGTATCGTATCGTAAACCTCGGATTTCCGAAGCTCTTCAAACACTTGAGATTTGACCTCTGGGTATCTGTCAAGGATTGCTATGACAACACCCAAAACCTTACGTACCTTCTGTAGTCCAAGCTGCTCTTTCTGAATCTGGCTTACCGTTCTGTTCAACTCAGCCAACTGCTTGCAAGAATTAAGGTATGCGTTAGAGATGGACGCTATCTCGGACAACTTCTCTTCGTCCTCTTTCAGTTCGTCAAGAAGCGATTCCATTTTGTTTGTGTGCTTTGTTAAGCGATTGCGTACCTTCTTTGCCTCGGCTAGAGCATCAAAGTGCTCCATCGCCTTCGTCAGATGGTTACGGTACATGTCCGTCATTCCGTGAGACGTGCAATACCTAGAAACCGTCATCTTGGTGACTGGCTCTTCTCCTGCTGGAAGGTAACGACTGTTAATCTCGTCGGCTATCTCTTCGCAAGTAAGATCGCGTCGCATCGCCAGCACTTTCGCTCCAATGCCCATCTTGTCAATCTTCGTTTGTCTCTTCTCTTGAGCTATAGTGCCATCTCCTTTCAAAACTCTTTATATATAGCTCTTTTATCCTATTTTTCTGTCCTGTAGGACTATCAGAACTACTTGTGTCTATTTCCTTTGTAGAAATGCACTTTTTCGTCAAAAATTATGCTACGCATATAAAGTGTCGCGTCGATAGGTTGAGTGTGTTAAAACAATGCGTACTCTTTGTGTAGAATGAATAGAATTGATTCTAGGCTTTCTTTGCTCTCTGCTTTTTCATTCGCTCCGACAAAATCCTCCGCTCTTCATCCGTGTATACTCGTGTCGTTACTCCGCTGCGGAACGAAATGAGCTTCTCTGGCACTTCGTATTCAACCGCCGTGATACCGTCACAGTTCTGATGTATACGCACCCTCTTGTAGATTTTGTCCAACTTGTTGATGTAGCGCGTATCGCTTGCATAGATTCTGGCGCAGTGCGTCTCGCGGTCAATGGTGATAACGCACTCCTGCTCCGCTGTAGGTAGTCCCGCAAACTTCTCTTTCGGTTTTGTTGTCATACTTCGTGTCCTTTCTATGTCGGCAAAGCCGCCATCGGCATACCGCCGAATTTATTTTCACATCGAAGAAGATATTGTGTTTTGCCTATTGTCGGCGTAGCCGTGTTGTATAGGATTGGCTCTTGTCTCGTAGATGTCTAAGCCTGTCAGCTTCTTGTATAGATTCACCACAACACTCACCATAGAATCAACAGCCAACTCCGCACCTGCTGAACCGCGCCCATACTCTGTGTCGTTTTCCCACCAGTCGCGCCGTTTCTCTCGGAGACGCGGAGGAGAATTTTCTATCCATCGCTCTGTGTTGGCATAATCCAGCCTCTCCATAAACTTGAATAAGGCATAACGCGGATTCGGTGCGTTTTTCATGACCTTAGCCAGTTCTTCCGATGTGAAAGAAACCCCGCTAGACTCGCCCTCCGAAGTGTAACATGCCCAAATATGGTATATACCGTCCTTAATGTAGCCCCTAGAGGGATTCTCCTTGAAACGGCTGTTGTTGTCGGAATATGATATACGTCTTGCCATTATGACTGTTCTTTCTGAGTCACTTCTGCCAAGCGGCGTAGCACATAATCTGAACAAGGTTTTGCCATGCCGTTGCCTAATGCTTTATATCTCGCAGAATCAGAGCATGACTTGTCCTCGATAAACGTATATCCGTCAGGTAACCCCTGCAAACGCTCACATTCAGTCGGAGTCAAACGACGAACAAAAGACTGACAGCACAAGTTCTCGCTACCGCCACCAATGTCACCACCAGAAGCACGTAGCGATGTCGTGTTGTCCACCTCTTCATATTTCGCAAAAGAAGTCTTGGAGAACATAATGCACTGTTGGTCGTGCATACAGTTGAGCGATCCTACTTTTTCTTGTAAACGCGCATTGTCCGCTTGTCCATTTCCCACACATACCACATTTGGGTCTTTGTAGTCGCGAGACATCAGCGTAGGAGATTTTTCTTTTTCGATTTGCATATAGCTCCCTGTTGTCATCACATAAGAAGCTACTGCATGTCGGTCAACCGTATTCAACGTAAAGCATACGTCAGATAATCCGCTTCCTTGAGGGCCATTCTTCTCCGATCTGCCAATCATACTGCCTTGTACTGCGACGACTTGTGGCCCCCTATCAACACAAGGGCTTCCATCCATACGAGCAGTCAATGTATTTGCCGTATCAGGTATATACCCTCCTTGCACTACTGGTACTTGATTGCCGCCTGTCCCCATTCGCGCATTGAGCGTCGGCGCGATGCCGTCTTTAACAGGACGCATAACCTCATCTGCGTGTGTCATGTCATAGCAAGCTATCGTGGGTTCAACTCCGTTGCACTGTGATGTCAAGCAAGATGCTGTTTCTATGGCATACCCCAACCCTGCCTTTGCGCTCTGACCAGCTTTGAATCCGGCTGTCACAATCATAGTACCGCCTTGATTACACGCAGGATTACCACCATTAAAGTCTAGTGTTCTCGTTTTATCTGCCCTATATACTCCGCTATACGGATTACCAGATTTCATAGAATTGGATGCATACGAACAGATGTTAAAACACTCGGATTTCACATTTTCGCCTGTCGCTCCAATGCTTCTTTCAGTTCCTTCGGCAGCTCCTTCCCTCTGGCTTTCGCCCTCCGAAGTATTCCCAGACACGCTTTCTGGCTCAAATAATATTTCCGCTGCACATCTTCCGTCGGTTGCAAAATCTGCGACAAGAAAGATTCGACGGCGACGTTGGGGGACTCCCCAATATTGAGCGTCGAGGACGCGCCATGCAATTTCACACTGAGGCAGTTCTGCCATTCCTGCATTTGCCCATTTGCCATTCGTAGGCATTGGAATCTCGGTCTGTCCGATTTCTTGGAGCACGGCTCGAAAGTCAGTGCCTTTGTTGCTGCTGAATGCTCCCGGCACATTCTCCCACACGACGAATCGGGGATATTTCCCGTCTGTTGCTTGTCGCATTTCTCGAATAATACGAGTTGCCTCTCTAAATAATCCGCTTCTGTCATCCTCTAAACCCCCTCTTTTCCCTGCTAGTGATAACCCTTGGCACGGTGATCCCATGCAAATAATATCTACAGGAGGTATTACCCTCCCGTCCAGATTCCTTATGTCTCCGATTTGCTCTACGTCGGGGAATCGCTGATGAGTGACAGACAAAGGGAACCTCTCAATCTCGCTTGACCATAACGGCTTGATCCCGTAATCCGTAGCTGATGCAAGCCAACCGCCGATACCGTCAAACAGGCTACCTAGCGTAAGCTGATTTTTACTCACTTAACCACCATATCTTTCATGAATCTCGCCATACGACGCAGTTTCTCAACCGACTCGCCGCTGTAGCTTATAGTTCCCCTAATGACGTTCTCGTTGTCGTCTTTGCCCCATTCTGTGTGTTTCTCCGAATCAAAGAAATCAACATAATCGCCGTTTTCCCTTTTGATAATCTGTACGCCCACCTCTGATGGAATATGTTTCTCGTCAACTCCATGAGCCTCTGCATAAAAAAAGGAATCGCCTCCGACGATCCTCTTGTACTCGCAATATTTCTCTGCCGCCTCTAACGTGCTGAACACTCCAACGATGTCGGTGTCATAACTCATCTTGACTTCGCAGACAACGTACACAGCTGGGTTCTTGCTGTTTGTATCTTCCAGTTCACAACACTCCTTTCGCTTATCCATGCCCGGCGTAGCCTCTGTCGTGATCTCTGGCTTTGGGGAATATATCAGGGCAAATGCCATGAGTAATATGCAAGTCACAAGCATGGAAGCCAAAAATACGAGATATTCCATTGCTTCACCTTTTCTTTCTTTTAGCGCAATTTTTCTTTCTTTTGGTTTTTTATCTACGATTGCTACCGCAGTTTTGATTTCACATCGGAGAAAGTGTTTGTAAGCCAGCACAAGGTAAGCCCCTTATTCTCTCCGATTCGATAGCTCTCTGCAAGAGTCCCCGAAGGGATTGTGTGATAACACAAAACGATTTACTTGTAAATCATTCAAGCTCTGCTTGAATCAATGTCGAGTCTCATCGAAATCTGTTTGTTTTCACATCGAAGAAAAAGTGCTCTCAAGCCCACTCGTAATCTATTACGTTAGTAATAGATTAGTTATCCTCTCTTCTGTTGTTGTTTAGCTCATGAACATCGTATAGTACAGGAAATGAACATCAATGGTCAGTGTGTCTCCATCCAGTAAAAAGTGCCGTGCCTTTTCTTGCATGGCATGTATCTTATCAGCCCCGATGCTTCAAGTTTCTTCTTCGCGTCCAACAAAGTAGCCCTGCTTTTGATCCCCGTCAATTCAGATAACTGTTTGTCCGTAAGACGAAACCCTTCTTTACGGTGAAAACTGTTCCACGCATATAGAAGCCAGAACATCACATGAGAAGGATATATGCCCAACTCATTGGCTGCCATCATTTTCTTCGATAAGAACCCTATATAGTCAAAACCCATACAAGCCTCCCCTCTGTCGTTTCCTATTGCTCAGAAAAAATACTCTCACTATAGTTGAGTGGTGACTTTATAGGTAAAACACCCCCGAAATCATATTTTTAATCAATTTATAATATATATCTCCATATTCATCTTTTTTAATCTTTCTGTTGCCTGTATCACAAATATCATATTTTCTGTATCACATGGTTTTACATTGTTTTTGCCCCATATTTTGCATAGTTTTCATAGCCCATATTCCATATTTCTCCGATGTGAAATGATATGAAAAATGTTGATAATACGCGAAGATGCATGAAAGAATTAAAGCCCGCAAGGTCAAGAACACGCATCGCCTAGGTCTACCAAAAATTACCACTCCCCTACGTCATAGCCGCGCCCGTCGTGATACGCACCCGAAAGAATCCGTAAACCTGTAACGCGTCCCTAAAAAAGCCGCCTAATTGCTATTATGCGTCCTTATTTAGACTCCCAAAAGCCCGTAAATCCTAGCATCTCCATGAGCCGCCATATTATCATAGCTTGTTGCTATACGTCGTATCGTCGCTATTGTGCTCCCAGTCATCGCGCTGTCGTCGTCATCATACTCCCTATATCGCCCGAACGCGCTGCACAAGAAAATCGCTAAAGCCGCGTCACTACTAGCTTCATAGCATATCGAGAGAAATATTATCATATCACCTGCAACATAAATCTTTAGCTAACTAAAGCGAATCCGTGCCGATCGTCGTCGTCCAGCCTCTATCCGTCGTCTCCCTTGCACCGTGCCGATTAGATGCAAAAACCCATATCGCAAACACGCGTAAAGCCAATAATATCAATGCTCCACGTGCTATAATCCTCGCCATATCAAAACAAACTACGCTATTTGTCTATCCCATAAACACATAAAAGCGAAAAAATCGCCCAAAAACCCAATAATCATGTGGCTTCGTGATACACATTAAAAAACGCCAATAATTGACCCGCCGGGCGTTCCATCATTAGTTTTATTTATATATCAATAAATCATATTTATATATATTATGCCAACAAGTTATAATAAATACAATATATAGTATATTATATCAAAAAATAACACAATATATATTATCACCGTAGAATCGTCATAGTATATTGCTTATCATTATCATAACAAAACAGCTGCATACTACCATGTCATAAATATTATTTATATTATCATAATAAATATCTATATATCGTTGTCGTAGAGTCGTCGTGCATCGTCGCGCCGTCGCCACAGTATAACAAAATAGCATATAAGGCATAACAAAAACGCTATAAATCAGCGTCAATCGCCGTATCATAACTAATGGTTATCGTACTATAATTATTAAGCATATATCTAATCGTCGTCCTTCATCGTTGTCATAATTATTATTTATGTTACTATAAGCATTATATATACATGCTTGGATTTAATACTATTATGATATGAATTATATGTTTGCAGAACGATTTAACATCTACTTAATTGTTCAAGCCGCCTCGGCGGTGTCTTTGACTCTTTAATTAACTAAAGCATTGAAGAAAAGCCGCGCCGTCCTCATACCCATATAGGTATATCTCTCCGATGTGCTACATTAAGCCGCCGGATATGGCGATGCGATAGCATAAAAAAGTGGCTCAGCCTAGTAATACCAAGGCTTCGCGCCAATATTACGTATCAAAAAAATGCAAATCCCTACATTATATAGCAAAAAAATCGATCATGCTCATTCGCACCATATCATGACTATTATCCTATATATTTTAGCTATATAATCCTATTGATGTGAATATATTATCGAGCTATTATATAGACGTAGCAAGGAGCTACCACAACGGATTATTCGAGCCGCTTGGCAAGGCGAATCCAAAATATAAATCGCTTAAAAAAAGTGGTTGACAAGTGGTAAGCACCGAGTTACAATAACACCAAGAGGACGGAAACCTCTTGTAAATCAAAAACCCGAGCAGCGTCCTCGTAAAAAAGACGCAAAAAAAAATAGCCCGAAAGGGCGAAAGGAGGCGAGGCCGCCAAAAAAACGGCTTTGTACCTTGAAAACAGAATACGTTGCCCGAGTCCCTCGAGCGAACGATACAGCAAGCAAAAAGCTGAATCGAGGGAAGGCAGCAAGCCCGCGACAAACGGGACGGAACGGAAAAGCGCCGTGCCGACGATCAAGCCCTAGGGACCTACCCTAACGGATGAATCGCCGACGAAACCGACTGACTTAGACCGTACCGCGCATTGGCAAGCTGCCTAGGGAGTATAGTTTAGCCGTCGTAAACCGCTTATAGACAGCGCAAGGCGACGTAAAATAACCGCTACAACTTGGTAGATTGATTCAGAGTCCGATCGTGACAGGATCGGGCTTTGTTATGAGTCTATCAAATGGATTTTTAGAGGAGTGATAAAAATGTTGACCAAAAATGTACTTAAGAGACTCCGGAAACGCTTTGAAAGCGTTATGGATTTTCTCGAATTTCCCTTTGAAGTTTATTCTCTCGGTGCCGACGGCATCGTGGTTCTTGACGCATACGAAAACGCGCATTACAAGGACGCAAAAAACGTGATTCTCCGCGACCTTGCGCAGTCGACGCTTGGCCGTTTGTACGGCATCTCCTGTCGGCTGCACCTAAAAGATACGGTCGTGCTTATGACGCATGACCTTCGATCGGCGACGATTTCCTTTCCCGATGCAGAAAAAATCCTTCGTCAAATCGAGAAAGATATAAAAGACGTGTAAAAGTCGAAACGCGCCCGGCGCATCGCCGGGCGCGTGTATCTGTCCGAATTGGATGGATATGTCGGGCCGCTTTATCCTGATTAGTTTCGTGTAAAAATGAAAGGGGAATTCATTATGGCAAAAGTACAGCGTGTTTCGGGTTCTATTATTCCGCGTATTTACTGCGTACGCCTCGAAGGCGACTGGGCCTATATCGGCTCCAATGTCATCAAAGGCGACGTCCCGGCTGCCGTGGCCTTGGGCTTCCTTTGCGGCCGCGCATCGGTTGAGGACGTTCTCGATGTCGTTTACGAAAACGAGCGGCAGCTTGCTCGTGACTACGATTATTTGCGGTCATTCGAGGACGACGAAGACGCGTATGACACCATGAAGGCCGCCTGCGACGAGCAGCGGCTTCGGGATTTGCTCGAATATTACGGGCAGGCAGAAAAGAACATCGCAGCTTACGAAAAGTGGGCGCAAGCTCAGATCGAGAAGAAGTGAGGAGGATTTTTATGAAAAAAGTTATTTGCATGACGACGTTTTCATATTCCATTCCGTATACGCGTGTATGGGATAATTATTTTCTCGTTTGCTATCGTCATGGAGTTTTCTTGGAGACCTGCCAGGGGAGCGTGAAACTCGATGTCGCTCCCGCAAAAAGCGGGTTTGTGTCGTTCCGGGAGAAGAACATTCTCAAAGTCGGTCACTTGGTCAATTCCTACACCGACGGAGAAGAGGCGCTGCGCCTTTTTCTCTCGCAGCCAGACGAGAAGCAGAATAAGGAAATCCGGAAAATGTTTGAGTCGATCATTCAAAAGATCGGCATAGAGAATGGGATCAACATAGAAGCGTTTCCCATCATAATGGCTCTTTGAGAGGAGGCAAAACCATGAAAATGAAAACCACAAAGAAATACATGCAACACATTTTCGGCAGGAATATCATTTCTGTCGGATATTGTGCGGTTCAGTTTCTTATGCAAGGCCGTGAGCCGATGTGGTACACGACATCGCGCGTCTACGGATGGCGTGCCGACATCTACCATCTCGGAGACGGTATTGCCATATCTACGGGCTACGCGCCTTTTGGCGACATCCGTCTTTCCTACGACTTCGTGCAGAAATATGAGACGGCAGCGGCCGAGGCGCTTTCCAGGCACGATGAAGCCGAACACGAGCGCATCTTCCAGGCGTTCGTTAAGGCTATTCGCAACGGCGAAGGGAGGATTTGAAATGTTCATTAAGAGAGAAATCGACTGGGAATACATCTCAAAAAATTCATGGTCGGGTGCCCGCGATGTCGTTCGAGAAATCGAGCGCCAAGGACGCGAAAAAGAGGCATGGGACGTGATCGAGGAGTATATCGGCTTCTCGGCCGGCTGCGAAATCCCGACGGAAACGGACGTAAATGACTTCGTCTGGTTCGAGCTTGCCGACATTATGAATCTGTACGGCGACTCGGAGGAAGAGGACGAAGACGAGGAGGAGGAATAACTGTGACTTGCTAAAGCCCTTCTGTTTCTTTCGATGTGAATCGGATGACGTAGGAGGGTTTGATGGAGGCCATAGTGTAGCTAGTTTTTTGTATGGCAAAAGAGGAGGAATATATTATGGACGATAACGATATGAACCTTGATAATTTTCTGCTGTATTACAGCAGGATCATGAAAGAGCTGGACACCTTGAAGGAAAAGGCAGAAAACCACTTTGACGTAAACCTGGACGACATCGATCGTTCGGTGCTCTATAAGGTACGGCGCACAGTCGAAATCCTGCGCTATGCTAATAGGTTTTGGGGAGGGGAATAAGCATGATGACGTATGACAAGGAAACAAAGACGATTCGTATTAAAAACGGATGTTGGAAACCCGTCGCCGTTTTTCTCAGGGACGGCAACGAACAGGTGCGGGGGAAGAAGATTGGAGGTTATGAAATCCTCTTCGAGCTTCCTAAGGCTGGCACGAACAAGGCGACGCTGCGCACTCCGCTCGGCGTTCGCGCCGTCACGATTAAGGCAACGAAAAAGGCTTCTTACTGGGAGCGCGACCTGTTTCGTATTACGAAAACCACATTCCAGATCGGAGAAATTGCCCGGTGCACAACGTCTGAGTGCGTGAACCTTGATGGCCTTGCAGCACTTAAGTATGTTCTCGATCAAAAGGGAAACAAGCCCGAACAGATCGACGACATGATGGGATGGATTGAAAAATTCATTCTCCGATATGCCCGAAAAGTCGGTCTCTTGTTAGATTCTGACATCGTGTTTGACGAGGAGTGGCGTGCAATAGTTTCGCGTCCTGATTTCGAGTACGGGAAAGATTATAGCTTCCTGTATTCGGATGAGATTCAGAAGGCTGTCTAATCTGAGCATTTTTCGGTCAAGCCGAGCGCGTGATACCGTGCGATACACTGCACATGGTTAATCGCGTTCTGGCTTCGTCGATAGGTTCGTCGTACAAGAAGGGAGAACAGTCATGAAAGAAATCTGGAAATACTTTGTCAAGTGCGCGGCAGAGGATTCATTTGCCGTAAAAGAAGGCAAGAGGCGCGAAGGCGCGTCCGATGCTGAGTTAGCATACACGGAAGGCGCGTATAATGCGGCCTATACCTGCGCCGTTGTAGACGGATATAAGGGGAGTCATTTGAGTGATGTTGTTATCGCTGTTGACGACATCATGGAAGACTACATCGAAAACGGAGCCGATCCGTACGGTGTATCAGACTATATGGATGAGGTCTTCAAGAAGCTCGCAGAACGCGGGCTGACCTACTGAGGATATATAAGGAGGCATACGAATGGAAAACATACAAAACACGTGGACAGGAAAAGTTTACGTGGTCACAAAACAGCAGCATGAATTTTTTCAGCAGATGATCTTCTTGACAATCTCCCAGCTTGAGGCCGAGATCGGACAACATCTCGCATGGCTTCGCGGAGAAGTGCAGCGTCCGTTATGTACACGGGCGCAAGAGCGCAAGCGGGAAATCGAGAGGATGAGGGAGACGTTTCTGAAAAATTTCCCCGATATGGAAGAGGCCTATAGTGGCCTCGTTTTCCATAACGAGAACATTCATAACCTTCAGCTCCGTCTTTCCCGATTGGAGCTTGTAGAAATTTTCTCCGATGCGTCAAGAAGAATGGCTCTGACAGACGAGCAGCTTAAGGCGGCTCCCACAGTCGAGGAGGCAATAGATGCCATCTTCGGCGATGTCGCATAGGCAGGTGATAGCATGATTACTGCCTGCTTGCTTATAGCACTGTTTTTGTATATAGAGAAATGAAAGGGGAAATACGTCATGAAGTATGAAGAAAGGTTCGCTATGATTGAGAAGTTGAGAGAGGTCGCCGCGCGAAACTCGACGAACTTCTCAGTCTACGAAGGTGGGCATCGGGAGGCAATCATCGCCATCGTCGTTGATCCTTCGATGGGAGACTATCCCCAGCAGGAGTACATTGCGTGCAATATTCCGCTCAAGAGTTACTGCGGCTCTCATGAGTCGCCTCTGTCTAAGCTCCGGAATTTTCTGCCTGTGGTAAAGAAGGTCATGACCATGGAACAGCACTGCCGTTATGACGGTGGCTGCTATGCGAATGACGTGATCTCTACCACCTGTGAGGCGCACGTATACGAAAACGACGGAAACTTTGAAATGGAGGCGAAGTAAGATGGAAAAGAAAGAAAAGGTGACAAACACGGCTCAGAAGGAGCGCTATTTGTCTAAGTCGTGGGTCGGTCGCAAGATCGACTCTCGTCTGACGCACCTTTTGCGTTTTTGCAAGGACGACATTATGAAGCGCGTCGAAGGGAAGACGGCTTACTATAAGAACAAGATATACTTCGGCCAAGGTGATCGGCGATCGGTCATCACCAAGGTCGTATTGCTGGACAGCACGGAAATCCCATGCAAAATCAATCTGTCAAATGAGACAACATGGGAGGCTGCTATTGAATCCGAGCTGGGGGCCTATGTACTCTTCGTAAAGGAGTATCATGTTCACAACGAGTGGCTCGACTGGCACGGACGGCCACGGCTTTCCACCGAGCCAATTCTGAGGGAGGAAGACTTTGTGCAAAAGAGAAATCTGTACTGGTCTTTTGAAAATAAGGGCTGGTTCTTCTCGGACGACTTTTATATGTGAAGGGAGACTCTACGACGAAACTGAGCATTTTCCGACGGTGCAGCGAGCGCGGATGACTGCAACACATCGTTCGCGTTCTAGCTATTTCTCCGATTCGCTACAGGTGCGACGTATGTAGATACTCCGAGAGCAGGAAAATACGCATATCATATCGAAAAAAGACGTGATAAATAATAGAAAAGCAAGGACGACAAGGAGGATATATAATGACTAAGAGGGATTTTTCTTGCAAAACTTCAGAAGGCGTAGTCATGAGCGAATATAAATACGCCTTTAACAAGGACGACCTCTATACGGGGAATGTGACAGCATAGATGAGGCACTGGCTGAGGCGAGACAAGAAGCAGAGTCTTATCCGGATAGAGATAAACCGTGCTTGGTTTACATCGGCAGATATAAGCCATTCAATCCGATCATTGAGGCGGAGTGGGTTCTTGAGACACTGCAATGTGATGCGTACGATATTGCGGATGATGCGGCGGAGGGTTATCTGGATAATCTTACGTCCGCAGAGGTTGAGTTGCTGGGCGAACACTTGACAAGGGTATTCAGGCGATGGGCGAGAGAGTGCGGTGAGGAGCCGGATTTTGGTGAGGTGCATCATATCAGGCGGTATGATTTGCGGACTGGGCGAGAGGTTTGAGCGCGTAATAAGTGAGGAGATGGCGCGATGGAGAGTACATGGAAGACCGGAAGATGGATGATATGCGGGAAGAAGATGTATTACTGCTATTGTGTCAAAAACAAGAATGACCCTGACTACCTCGGCTATCCCAAGATTTATGGCGGGAGCTTCGATACGAAGAGGGAAGCGAAGAAGGCGGCGGCCGAATTTAATATGATGGAGGTGTTGGAGCGATGAAGAGCGAGTGGCGCGTTACCGAGGAGATGGGCGCAAAAAAAAGAGCGGCAGAAACGCCGCTCTTTCGGTACGTGTGAACCATTTTAGCTGGTGAATTGGACAGCGGCGGACGGTGTCAGACGGTGACGGACAAGAAGAGGAGGTACATTATGAAAGAAGTCACTATGGATAAATTGATGGAAGAATTTGAGATATATCTGGGTAATAAGGCTGAGAAGACAAAAAAGCTGTATATAGAGAACATGCGGCAATTTGACTTCTCCGATTTGCCTACAAAGAGACATATTGCGCGAAAAACAAATGAGTGGCTCGACAAGGGTTTGAGTTACAACACTGTCCTTGCTCGATATTCAGCACTCAAGAAGTTCCTTCATACGTTCTCACGTTATTTCGATGCGGAAGATTTAGAGGACATGATCGCATACATGGGAGAGCTTAAGGGGTATACTCCTGAAACGGTGTACGCAAAGCCCGAACAGGTGGAGCGTATAATCAACGCTGCGGAACATAGGGAAGCCTTAGTTATCGCTCTCATGTTTTACATGGGCATGAGAATCTCTGATGTCGTTGCGTTACGCATGGAGCAGTTCAAGCGCGACAAGGCAGGAAATGTATTTCTCAAGTATCGCGATAAAAAGACGAAGAAGCTGCATGAAGTACAGCTCTTTGAAAATGTTGGCTTATTATATCATCTGTATGTGTTTGGCCAGCGTGAGAAAATCATTGGTAACTGGAAACCAAACCAGAACATACCATCAGAAGACGAGAAATATCTGTTCGTCGGGCAGAAAGGAAGGCTCGTTGTGCGCTGGATGCAGAAGAAAGTCAAGGAACTATGCGTCTACTGCGGCTTTCCTGAGTTACACTGCCATTCGTTTCGTCACGGATGCGGCACGGCATACGCAAAAGCAGGCGCATCGGCAAATGTGATCCAGAAGGTACTGGGTCATGCAAATATGAATACGTCTATGAGATATATCCATCTTGCAGAAGAAGATGTTTTCAAGGTCGGCCGCGAGGTGTTCGGCGTATGACTATGCCCTGTAAGGAGGAAGCTATGTATACCAAAGAAAAGGCAAAAATCAACCATTACGAAGATATTGTTTCCGATATGATAAGGACCCTGCGGGAGCAACAAGCAGAAATCGAGCGTCTGAGAAGGGAAAACGAAGAGCTGAAAAGGCTCTGTGGTGTCAGCGAAAACGAAGTGCTAAACTGAGCATTTTTCGACGGTGCAGCGAGCGCGGATGACTGCAACACATCGTCCGCGTTCCGGCTGTTTCTCCGATTCGCTACAGGTGCGAGAAACGAAAGGAATGAAACAAATGGTAGAGATAACGGAAAACATGACTAAGAGTATCATAGGCGACGGAAGTGTAACTGACATAAGGGACAAAACCTACTATGTTAGCTACAAATGGAGACACTATCGCGACTGCGCCGTATTTAAGGCAATCCCTCTTTACGAAAAGGTGGACGCAGAAACAAAGCCAAGTTTTGACCACATCGGAGTGTATATAGCATAGAAAGCGTTTTAAGCGGAGATATTCGCTATAAAAACAACTATGACTCAGATTCTCCTCGTGTATGGTTAGAATAGGCAAAGAGGTTATGAGGGAGTTATTATGGATAAAAAGCTAAAACTATGCCCGTTTTGTGGCGAAGAAGCCGAATTTGTTCCAGAGCACGTAAAGAGAAAAGACCCAGCGCCAGTGCTTATGGTTCGCTGCCGTGGATGTGGAGCTACCCCGTGGATGATTCTCCTTGAAAATCCGCGATATTTTGAAACGTATAAAAACTTACTCACGAACAAGTGGAATCATCGAACAAACGCACAAGGAGATTTTGACTACGATCCTACGGCAGAATAAACCTGTGATATATCTAAATAAGTTGATACATACAACTATATAAACAAAAAAATAGCCCGCGCCTCGAATATGAGGTTAGCGGGCTATTTCTATTTCTATTCCTTTTGGTTACGATATGGCAATCTTAAGCAGAATGTAAATCGGAAGGCAACTTAGAGCACAAGACCTTCTCTATTCCATAATCACCATATCCATCTCTGCCATCAACATCTTTCTTGCGCTTACACTTAGCACATAAGGTGCAGCATATCGGAGAGACATGACTAGGCTTATAGGTGAGTCTTCCGTGAAATACTCTATTGTTGTCACAGAACGCATCGCGTAGGTATTCAGGTATCACACACTTAGACGTGGGCTTCATGACTTTGTGACCTCTGTCTATAGCTTCTCTTATACCTGTTCCAACTGCTGTTGCTATTTCAAAGGGATATGCTCCTTCAAAAGCGCTGCCGTTCATTTCTCTCATGCTTACAGGAGGTTCGAGCAATACGATCAATTCCTTGAGCGCTTCACGAATCCTTTCTTTATACGCAAGCTCTTCTTTCAAATCGGCGTACAGCTTAGAGTGTCTTCCCCGTGATGTGGCAGACAACTGTTCTATTTTTTCTCTCAAGAACTGTATACGATCTTCGTCTGCGGCTTTTTCAAGAGTTTTTGGAATGGAGTCTTGAGCCTCTTTAGCGCTTGGCTGCGTCATCCCAATTTCTCTCCCAATCTCCTCTTGTGTATATCCCGCGCCAGTCATCAATAATACTTTGCGCTGGTTTTTTGTAAGAGCTTCCATAACAACACGTAGGTTCTCAACGATTTCTTTTCTACGTTCTGCCTCTGCCAGTGCTTCACAAGCACTTATGCCATACTTTCGTATCGTTCTTTCAGCGACCACTGAAGGTTCACTATCATCATACATAGACATAATGTCTACAACAGAGTCAAGTTTCATGCAGCGGTTTCTTTCTTCTCGTGCTGAACAGGCCATAAAAGGCGCAATGCTTCAAAACACTGCTCCCTATATGCCGCGTTCCGCACCATTTCTTTATAAAAGGAGAACCATCTGGCTCTTCTCTCACATACTTTACATCATCGTAATACGTCCCTAGACTCTGCATCGCTCCTTCGAGCGTATCTTGCGCGACCACCATATAACATTCGCTTCCCTTTCTACAAAGAAGCACATGTAGGTTTGTCAACTTATCTCCTTGGGAGTCTTAGATTCCATCCAATAAGGAATCCTACGATGCCGACGCAAAAAGTAACGACATTATACATTTCCGAACTCATCTCCAACATTCTTCAACAACTCCCCCATTTCACAAGGCTTGGCACTCTATAAGACATATCCCTCATCAGTATCCATTTCCACTTCTTCCATATATTTCACTTCCACATCGAAGGAATGGTCATCAAACACCTTCCGGGCGTTCGTTTCGTCAACATCGTCAAGAATATCCGAAGCTTTTATTCGAGCATCTTCATCACACGGTGCATCAATGACCAATGTCCCCCGAATAAGCACATCAACATACACAGCATAACGCTTCATGTTTTCCAGTCTTATCGCCCCCTATGGTCTGAATGTCTCTAATGTAAAGCATCCGTCGTAGTCTACAAGTGTAACCCATTCTGGGCGCTTATCAGTGTAATTCTGCCCACGTCGCCATATAAACTGATTGTCGCTGCCACGGAAAGGTAAATCTCCCTTTCTGCTTTTCTCAAACTCGCCGTCAATCACGACATCAATGTAGGGCATAAACGGCAAGTACCTCCACCTTATTTGCCTTTCGTCGTACCACTCTTCGTACAAGTCATATATCTGATAACCTGTATAGAGCGTAGTCGTCAAGCCGTGTTCTTTGCACCACTTAGCGATTTCACACAAGGCATCTGGCTGTTGCACCGGATCGCCACCAGAAAAAGTCACACCACTGATAAAGCCCATCTTTTCTTCGATTTGCTTAATAACACTAGAGATGAGGACTTTGTAGCCCCCGTCTTTACTCCATGTCTCAGGATTCTGGCAACCATCACACTTATGGATGCACCCCTGGAAGAACACCACAAGATTTACCCCTGCACCATCATACAAGGATGTTTTTCTGATTCCCGCGATTCTCATATATGGACTCTCACACGTTTTATAAAGCGTTCTCCTCTTATATTTCATGCGTGAGCCGTCCTATCGCCAGATTCAGCGAGCTTCCCTGCATTAAAGTGGTCTGTCGTAGACAAATACCCCGTGATGATTCGCGTGATTTTGATGTCTTTACTTCCGCACCTCGGGCAGACAGGCTCTTTGTCGTTATTGCCTAACGATCCCTGCCAACCACACTTATTGCAGTAGTTATGCTGCCAGTTCAAACCTCCGTATACGATACCGCTCTTGGCGATATATTGCAGCGTCTTGAGCACACCCGACGGATTCCATTTCGGAGAAGAACCTGTCTCAATGTAGAAGATATGACCGCCGTTGCAGAGCAAATGATATGGTGCTTCGATGTCAATTTTCTTCTTCATGTCGCACTCAAACGACACGGGTAAATGCGTTGAATTTGTGAAGTATTCTTTGTCCGTCACCCCCTCTACGATGCCAAACTCATCACGAGCCTTTTTCAAAAGCGTATAACAAGAGCTTTCGGCGGGAGTAGCGAATGTTACCATATTCAACCTGTACTTTTCTGTGGCCGCGTTCGTCCTTCCCCGGATATAACCAACGATGTCTAATCCAAGCTCTTGAGCTTCTTCCGATTCGCCATGATGATGTCCGACGAGAACATTCAAGCACTCAGCAAGACCAACGAACCCTACAGACAGAGAGCCATGCCTTACCATGCTTTCAACAGTGTCGTCCGGCTTCAAACCATTACCGTTACCGTCGCTGCCCATATACCACTGACCAACAAACGGAATATCTTTTACGCGGAAGTTTTTAACTACTTCATAGCGTTCAAGCAGTTCGTCAATCGCATCTGTAACAGCTTCAAAAAGGATTTTGTTGAAAACGCAACGAAGATCAGATCCTTTGTTCTCTTCACATTTTCTTTTCGCTTCCAATGCTAGATACGGCAAGGAAATCGTGTTAAAGAACAGATTCCCTTTTGCGTCAGAACCGTGATGTCTCTCATCAGAGTTTATGTTGCTTCTTATTGCTGTGCGGCAACCCATAGTTCCTATATCGGAGAGACTCAGCCCATCGTATGCAGGGCTGTCGGCAAACACAAAACGCGGCTGTATGCGCTTACCTACGCACTCAATCGCCAGTTCCGTAATGTCAAAGTTCGGCTCCCCTTTATGTAAATTGATGCCGTCTTTAAGACGATAGCACAGATTCGGGAAGATAGGATTCTCTCCGTTACCCAATCCAGCCATATATGCCTTGAAAAGATTACGGCTTATCATTCGCGCATCTTTGAAAGTATCTGTTCCAAAACAAACGCTTGAGAAGGTAACCTGGGCACCAGACCTGCTCCTCATGGTATTCATGTTATATACGAAAGCCTCCATCGCTTGATAGACAGCTTTCTCTGTAGCCTCCTCTACGTCTTCTTCGCTACCGTTCTTCATGTTGCTTCGCTGCCATTCGCGCTCTTTAGCGACATACGGTGCAAGATCGGTGTCAAAATTGAGGAAGCCTTGGCCGCCAAACATATCATTCTGGCTGCTTTGGAGGATAATACATGCCAGTGCTACGGCAGAGGCGATCCTCTTCGGAGGACGGATATAGCCTACGCCGTTATCGAACCCGTTTTTAAGCATCTTGCCCAACGGATTGAAAAAGCAGTTCCATGTCAAGCCATAATAGCCTAAGTCGTGAATATAGATTCTGCCTTTTCGATGGTTCTCCGCATGACGAGCCGACATCTTGCTCAAGAAATATTCCTTCGATACGCTTTCCGCGATGCCATACATCTTAGATGCAGCACTGTTCTGTGTATTTGCATTATCGTGATTCATCTCTTGAACGAGCTTCTCGACGTTTTTCATCATCTCCGACTTAGCCATTCGCGCTTCCGTGCGCTTCTGGCGATAGAGGATATATGCCTTGGCTACGTTGGGAACTTCTTCCATCAACATTTCCTCTACTATGTCTTGAATCTCTTCAACCGAAATCTTGAGAACTTCCGTGGATGCAATTTTCAACATAACCCACTCTGTTATTTGCCAAATGTAGTCATCTGGCCACTCTCCTCGGCATAAAAGAGGTTTTCCTACCGAAATATAAGCCTTTTCCACAGCATTATAAATCTTCTCCGAATCGAAAGGAACTTCTGTACCGTCGCGTTTGACAACGGTCATGTTCTTCAAATTATCCACTGTGTTTCATCACTCCTTATATATTCTGAAAATATGGATTATCCTATGGATAACCTTGTCTACGCTATGTTCGTACTTAGTTTTCAAGGTGCCCAGCATCACCAAAGGAGCGTAGAGTATTCCTAATACTATATACAGAAACTTTCCCCATAACGTAAGTTTTTTCAAGACAGATTTCGCGTCGCCAAACCCTTGTTTCATGTCATGGCGTAAGTAGTCCAAGAATGAGTCAGAACTTAAGAGATTTCGTTCAAAAACACACGAACCCCTCTCCTCGTCGCACAAGCCATCGCATCCGTATGCTTCATTAAACTCTTCATCGAACTCTACTGCATAGCGGAGAAGGGCTTGAGAAGTAACCCCCTTTACTGTACCCCAGCCCAACTCCTTGTGGAACACCCTGTCTCCGACCTTATATTTCAAATGATCGCCACTCTTTCTCTTTCTTCGCGAGATATGCTTCCATTGTGTCAAGCATGGGATAAATAACTGCGTTAAACAGGTCTCCTCTTTTAAATACAATGGTTTTTGTTGTACATCTTGCTTGAAGCTCTATTTTAACCTCCTCTATTTCCGAGAGCGCCGTCTTGTCTTGCGAAAGAAATCTCGAAATGTCCAATGCCTCTTTCTGTAGCTCATCCGCTTTCTTGAGCTTTGCGCGAACTTCTTCTATTCTTTTGTTCTCTTTAATCATTCATACTACCTCATAGGTAAATCCTTCTGGCACAACATCTCTCTCGGGGTCAATCATAACTCCCTTTTGCGCCAGTTCGCGCCAGTAAGCGTACTGTGCTGCCTTTTCGATGTCTTTGTTTGCATCATCCTTGAACCCCGCACGCAAGCGATATTTGAGAATATTGCCCAAGAGGAACCCATCAAAAGCCTCTGGTGTCATAAATTCCTGCATAAACTCAATCGGCTGCCGCGCCGCGTTTTTGTAATGATTCTGGCGATCCGACGTGCCATCGTCCGTGTGCTCCCCTCCATCTGGCGCTTCTGTTTCTTTAGCTACGTCTTCTTTATGCGCCACAAGCTCAAGCTCCTCTGCAGTCAGCCAATACCCGTGCTTATCCTTGCATTGTCTACCACAGCTATGAAAAATGTCATTCGAGTTTTCAAACTCTACGGCGATTTCTCCTCTGTATTCTCCCGGATCAATGCCCTTTACTGTACCCCAGCCCCATCCGTTGGCGCAAACAACGTCACCGACTTTTACATCTTTTAATTGCATGTTTCTTCCTCCTAGCCCTTAAGTCTTTTAGTTTTTCCTCATCATAGGTTTTCCCATCAACATCTGTCATGGGGTTACCCAGAAACACAACCTTTTTGTTGAGTGCTGTCCTCCTTATGTCGGATCGCTGTACTGCCACTTTGCAGCGCCCCTTATGTTTGCGTACCACATCGAAGAAATAATTGCCCCAAGACGAGGCTGCTCTTTGAATCTCACGAGGACAATGGTTTTTTCTTTGCTTTCAGCTTTTACAAGAAACCCTTCTTTCTTTTCCGCAACAGAAACAGAAGTGATGTCGTTATACGCCAAGGCTTCGCTTTCGTTTTCGTTTAAGACAAACAATGTATTCCTCCTTATTCCACCACGGTTACTTCCATGGTTCTCCTGCCCCAACTCATAGCATCGTCATAGTCATCGAAGTATATGTCTATTACTCCGTCATAACCGCAACGATCTTCAACCACATATACATTTTCTCCGATAAGAAGTTTTGTCCCAAATGGGAAGTCGTTGCAAGCTATCGTCCTCCCCTCGGTAACGTATGTTCCGGACGCTGTAATGCCGTCTGCCTTGCCACATTGCTCTACTGTAGCATTATACGCAGTAACATCCATAAAATAAGAGGCTTTCACAACTTCAAACAATGGCTCTTGCTCCTCGTTTAGCCCCTCAGTTGACTCCTCTTTGTCAACGATAGGAAAATTCTCAGTTTCTTCGACAACCTCAGCAACATCTTCTGCGTTAGTCTCTATAACCTCAGAATAGAACACATGTTCTTCTACCCATAGATTATCACAAGAAAAGAGAAATATCAACATGCAAATCGAAAAAAATATAGCACTTCTCACCAAAAGATACATTCGCTCCACGGCAGAGTTTCAAGGAACTCACAGAACTTGCGCCAATGTGGCAGCCTATGATTCTTCCTCTGTTTGTAGATGGTCTTAAGCTGTCTGTAATTCGTTGTCATACGGGCTGTAAGATTCAATCCAGTCGGGCAGCTCATAACCAGTCGGAGGAAATTTTCTTCTGTTGGATTCGCATTGTATGCGTTCTGCAACGTCACTAGCCTAGCGATAATCGCCGTGTCCGTGTTCTCGTCAAACATATCTGCGCTCAGTAAGTCCATTTTAGCCAACCGATGCATGGTACTTTGAGAGCTTACGAAATCCATGAAGTGATAACGCTGCATCTCTGTCCAGAATTTGATGGGAGCTGTGAGGTCGAACTGCACGATAATTCCAGTCAAAAACTGATCGTGACCGCTTCCAATCGGAGAAGAAGCAAGTCGCTCAATCGTACCCATTCTCGGCTGCTGCGTCTCGGCTGTAACCTTCTCGCACATAGGGTAGCCAGAGGCGACGAACGAATCCGTCACCCCGAATACCCTTACGTTGTTAATCCTCAGCACTTGCGTTCTCCTGTGCGCCGTTCTGTACGCCATCCGTCGTGTTTCTCGTCGTATCGTCTGCTGCTCCCCCATGCTTTTGATTCTTTGCAGACTTTCCCTTTCCGATAAGCGTAAAATCTTCGACGACAAACTCATAAATTGTTCGCTTGTTCCCGTCTCTCTCGAACTGGCGATGCTTCAAGCGAGCTTCGATTGCGATTTCCCTACCCTTGTCCACGTATTTGGTGAGGATTTCCGCGATTTTTCCCCACGCTTCACACGGAACAAAAGTGGTTTTGTCATTTCTGCCATCAACAGCGAGGCGAAATGTCGTCACCACGTTGTCCCCAACCATTTTCATCTCGGGAGTATTGCAAACTCTCCCAACAAACATACACTTATTCATAAATTTTCCCCTTTCTTACACAAGAAAAAGCCCAAGGCTTTGTATTTGTTTGTGCAAACATACTCAACCGTGGGCTAATCCCTATACTTATATACTATTCATTATGCGCGATTCATGAAGCGTATTAAACCGCTCTAATCTGGTTCATCTATCCATGTCTCCTTTCAATCTCTACGAAAAACATTTCCAGCGGCATCATCAGCGGCGCATATAACCCTCTCAAAAGGGAGTATCTTAACGGGTACTGCTCTGTAGCTCTCTATCTCCTCAGTGCAGCGTTCCATAAATGGTCACGCTTAGTCGCGCACTCGTCGAATGGTGGGTAAGGATGTCTTTAGAAGGGAGAAAAGGAACGATGATATAGCGCTTTTTTAGCACTTCTTTCGATACCGCGAAGAGAGAAGCTAGTATTTACGCGGATTCATGGACTTATAAGCACACTATCTGTGCAGATGGCTTGACGGTTGAGATGACGGCAACAAGCCTGAGCGTTAAACTTTGCTTACTCTACAGCAAAAGAACTTGCCATTTGGAGCTACAGAGCAGTACCCGTTAGAATCAATTCGTCTAGGTCAGCTACTTGCCTGTAGAGCCAATACCACCATTACGAACTACAGACGGCTCGTCTCCGCATGTGAGGTACTTCTGAAAGATGCCCTGCGCAATTTTCTCTCCCTTTTTGATGGTCACAGCGCTCATAGAGTTGTTGTGCAGAGCGAGAACGATCTCGTTCCTGAAGTCGCTGTCAATAATAGCAACGTCATTGACAAGGGTCACCCCACGTTTGATTGCCATAGACGAGCGAGGATAAATCTTTAGAACCTCATCAGGAAGCATGTATACCGTGGCTCCTGTATATATCTTGGCGACTCCATTAGAAGGAACCCTTATATTATACGGAGCAACGAAGTCATACCCAGCAGAACCGATTGTAGCTCTTTTCGGAAGAAACTCTTCGGAGCCGATAAACCCACGAGGAGAATCTTGAGGCGGCTCAGAAGGAACACCCTGCTTAGAAATGCTCTCTGCTTTTTTCTTGACACCAGATGTGAAGTCGGACAGCATCGCTATCGCCCCCTCGGCTGCGCTCGTTGCGTCTTCCTCTGAGTCCCCCATGCTTTTTGCTTGTTTATAAACATGCACAGCAATGTCGGATGCCACATCACAGACAATGCTCTCAAGCTCTTTCACGGTCATGCAAAAAGTTTTACTCATGCCTTCCCCCCTCCTCCAAAGCGTGCCTTTGCGTATTCTTGGAGCTTCTCGCGCCACGGTTCGCCTTTTCGAGGGATATATGCCGTAAAATTACGAAGCGTACCCCCGACTCGATCACATGCCTCTTGCGCCCTGATCGTCTGTTCGATCGCCTGCTCTTTAGACATGTTTCGTGAGTCGTAGTAAACTATAGTCATTCCCACATATATAGACTCCAACAGTACCACTCCTTTTAGTTTATAAATCACCGACAAGCAATATAATAAACCAATAGAGATGTATTTGTCAACCACTTTTTGCAAGTAGTTTATATTTTTCTGGTCTTTTTCTATTTCATCATAATTGTGATGTTGATTTCTTTCTCCGATTTGCCGATTTTTATAGATACGGTTTCGCTACGATGCTCGTCGACGGTGTCTACTTCCTTAACCCTTTTGCTTCCCTCTTCAAGAACGCAACCTCTGAGCCACTTGGAAACTTCTCTTTTGGTGTCTGCTCTGACTGTTGGAGCAAATACGAGGCTCCATACTCCATCTTCGTTAATGTATGTGTCTAAGCCAATCACTCGCTGATTTTCCTTTGCGACATAACGACGGATCGTGTCTCTTGGGGAATGAAAGCCTATAATATAACACAGATCAAAGGCATCATACCACCCATTTTCTCCATGAAGCTCCTTGCCCTTGTAAGTGTAAATCAATATGTATCGCTTCCCTTCTGTCCGGTCAGTTCCTCAAACAAAGACGGCTGCAAGCAAAACAAAAAATCACGATAACTCTCGTCTAAAGATACCACATCAGCGTAATCCTGTTGGAAAAATCCATGCAACCAACCATAATTTCTATCAGATACTTCTCGAATCGGATAAGAGTTATTACTCCCCGTATCTACAACAGAGCTGAAAATAGATGCGCCGTTCCTTACCATGTCATAGAATATGTTTTCGTTCATCACATAGCAAAAGCCAGTAATATACAGCACCTTCTTTTCTCCGATGAGATTCCGAATACGCTCAAACGATATACGCTTCTTGTTCTCTACCTTGCGTTCTTTACCCAACACGGTTACACGCAGGTCGCTGTCTGCTCCCTCCCGTACCTTTTTGTATGCTCCCGAGCCATCGATAATACGCGCATCCAGACCATGACGTTGAAAATGCAGCAGCAATTTCTGTTCGGACTTCTTGCCCTTGCTTTTGTTCCTCTTGCCGATCGCCGATCGTGACTCCGATTTCTTGCGGTCGAATTTGTTGTATTCCTTGCACTTGCGACACTCACCACGCTTTTCTGCCGATTTGCAGTATTGCTTAACTACGCACTCTATTTATCATCTCCACCTTTCTCAGCTCTCTTTGTAGTTCCCTTATATCACGTTGATACGATTTGGCCATGCGTTCCCAGTGGTCACATTGTCTCCGTAGCTGTTGTAAATATGCTTTGTCTTTTGACAGCCACCCCTTCTGAGCTTCGCGGCTTAGGCTACGCAACACATACAGAACCATGTTGTCTACGGCCTTTCTCTTTTCTGCCTTTTTTACGCATCGGAGAGAAACACCCACAAGAACCCCTATACCTTTAGGAATATCTTTTTTGACCACATCATATAAGCCCTTTGGAAACACATAATAGTTGTAATCGCCGACAAAATTATGACCATGTTTACTGTAGAAATCCGACTTTGAAACCTTTATCTCAAAGCACTTGACTACGCCCTTCCAGTTGACTTTTACGAAGTCTACTCTATGTCTGCCATGCCAGCCAACAGTGACCTCGGGACAACCGAAGCCACCATTGACACGCACTTCTTCCATCAATGCGTTTTCAAGCTCTATTGTTTCTGTCGTCTTTATGAGTCTCACGCCCCTTGTCGCACCATCTCCACACAGCACAGAAGTCCTTGCACTTGCGTCCACCCCAATTTTCCCGATACGAACATGGAGGAGGTAATACATTGTTCTCTACTGCATCAATCAGTCGATTCGCCTTTGTCAAGAAGAACCTCTGAATCCATCTATCGCTGATTTTGTGAATCCTTACGAGCTGCATGTTGGTGTTTACTCCACGATCTCTTGCGCTGAACGTACCCGCGTCGCGAGTGAAAATCTCCACTTGCATATCATCAACAGGGTAACCTGCGTGCTCTATCATGATTCGATAAGCGTTAAGCTGTACGGCCACGTCAAAGCAAGAGCGATGCCCGATAGTAAACCACGTCCGATATTTCAGCTTGCCATTCTTCCACTTCTCCTGCTTTCCGTCAGAGCCGATTACAGGTTCTTTATGCTTAACCAACCCCATAGTTGCTGCCGTTTTATAGCTCCCGTAGGTCTTCACATCGTAGAGAATATGACGCTTGCCATCGTAGCAGTCAAACTGCCCTGTATATGTTCCCGTTGGGTCAGACAATCGTTTCTCGGCAATCATCTTGTCGTTCTCCATGAAGCCCTCAAGAAACGCATGACATCCTGTACCGAAAATGGCAAAAATAGCGTTCTGCGGATCAATGGCATACAACTTCTTTATCTTGAGGTATTCCTCTCTTGTGCCACTAAGTAGCTGTGTGGCGCTTGGCTTGCCTGTCCAAGCTCGCTGTTCGGAAATAGCCGTCAGTGTTCGGTGAGACAAACAGCGATTAGCATCAAACATGTGGGGAATACGACACTTCTCAAGACACTTCGATATATCACAAGTTCGCCCGTCTGGGCATATATATTTGTTGTATGGTATTTCGTTCACCCCTTTTATGGTAGTCTGATTCGACTTGAATCCTTATCCAAAACCATCTCTATTTCTTCGATTTGACTTCCATGACGAGCCTTGCCTACGGCCAACATGACTACATTTTTCTTCATAGCCATCTCTTCCGGAACTAGCATTGGGTCTAGCCCCGGTCGCCACATAAGCAGTATCTCATCGGCAGAAGCCTCAAGATCGCCGCCGCCTTTGAGCTTTCCCATGTCCGGCTTATCCCATGGTTTTGCCTCACGGTTCAGCTGACTGAGGGCTACGACGTGAATGTTGTTGTCTTTTGCCAGCGGTTTCAGTCCCTTGACTGTCTCCGCAAATTTTTCGTAAATGCTCATGCCCTTCATGTACTGGATATAGTCGATAAAGATACAGTCGAGGTTTCCATCAAATTTCTTCGCATTGGCTTCCTTGACGTACTTATCAATCTCCTCCATAGACAGTCCGTTTTTATCCACCACATAGAGATGGTCTTGCAACTTCTCAAGCACATCCAGAACCAACTCGTCACGAGCAAGTAGCATTGCGTCAACAGTGTCAGAACTTTTTTGCAACAAATAGCCAAGCACTCGCTCGTACAATGCTCCTGCGCTCATTTCCATAGAGAAAAATACGACATTCTTGCGCTGTCTGACTACCATATCTGCGGCCATTCCAACGGTGAAGAACGTCTTACCTGTTCCGCTTTGACCGCCAACGATAGTAACGTCCTTGCGTCTTCCTGCTCCGCGTATACCTTCGTCTAGCACTGGCACACCGTACTGCATAGCGGGTTCTTTGAGCATCTGAATAGTTTCTGTCATGCAAGTCTCTGGGTCTTTCAAGTCTTCTTCGAGGCATACACCGTCCATAGATACATTCAAGAAATCTTGCACGGCCTTTTTGTCTGCTTTCCACCGATCGGAGAGGTAATCAGCTATATGAAAAAGCAACAAGTTATCACGGATTGACCTCGTATATGCTTCAACGACCTTGCGCTCTGCCACAACGCTTGCACATTTGTTCAGCTTTCCGATAAGAACAAACAAGTCCATCGACATCGTGGGTAGCGAGTCAAAGCCATCAGATGTTCCTCCTTTGGCAAAATATTCGTTTACGTCTTTTACGCCATCCGGAAGGAGCAATATCTCCACAGGCAGATTGGGGGCATAACGTAGCACGTTCTTCCGCACTTTCTCAATCAATGGATATGCAACTCCGTCGTTGTCGGGAACAATCGTTACCGTAAGTTCCTCATATACCTTTTGAAGTTCTCCGATCTGCTGTAAGTGTTGCTTCGATGGTTGAGAGGAATTATATGCTACAGCCGCCTTGCCGATCTGATGCAAACTCATCGCACAAAAAAAGCCTTCGACGAGGTAAAGCTGATTATGCAACAGTTTCTTTGCCCCACGAAGGTTATATAGGTATTCTGCTTTTGTGAATATTTCATCGTTCTTATTCGTCAGATACTTCGGATTGCCTTCAAACCTACGAATCGCCCAACCAACATAACGACCGTTTACGTCCACGAAAGGTATGGTCACGTTGCCGTTGCTGTCTGCTCCCAACATGAAATAGTCTATCGAATCGGAAGAAAGACCTCGTTCTTTTTGCAGGTAGTCTTTGACTACATTCACTCTCTTGTGAGCTTCTTTTGCTTTCTGCTCTCGGAAATTTACTGTCTCTTTGCGTTTTGTATATCCAACATCTCTTGCAATGTCTACGTTCATCTCGTCTGCAAGTTTCTCGACCGCAGTGTAAAAGTCCACACCGTCCTTGTCTCGAATCAGATTGATGACATCGCCTCCGCTGCCACAAGCCCAGCAGTGGTATGTCTTATGGTCATAAACAGCAAACTCTGTGTTGTTGTCATGCTTGCATATCGGACAGACACCACGATATATGCTTCCTTGCTTTGTTAGATCGGTAAACTTTTCGGCATAATCAACCAAGTCTACTTGACTAACCAACGTCTTTACATCTATACTTCATCCCTCCCCCTACTTGTCATTCAAGAACCCCATTAAGTCTATGTCATATTCTTTCTCCGATGTGATTTTGCTTGCTACAACCTTTGCGTTTTCAGATTGTTTCTCTCTAACATAAGCATTGGCATACGGAATCATTTCGTTGATCTCACACGGCCTAGGAGACTCCATAAACATGATCGCGATGTTCTTTATCGTCTGCGTGGGCACCTTCATGAGATATGCTTTGACTACAAAATACTTGCCGCTTATCTTTTTATTGTGAAATGGAGCTATACCATTTGCACTCAGCCACATTACAGCACATATATGCACCTGCTGCTTAAAGCTCATGCTCAAGAACTCTTTTATATTTGTCGGCATTTTCACGATGTATTTATCAGTCTCCTTTTATATATGTTTATATATCGTATTATGATGTGTTATATGATATGTTTTATAAACAGCGTACAGTTATCACATATTTAGACATTTTTACACTCGAATCAAAGAAACATATAAAACTACATCATATAAACGCGTACATGGAGGCTATAAAAGATAACATATTTCTCTATATTTCTAATGTAGCCCCTATGTGCACGTTTTTGACATGTATTACGGCGTATTACGGCATATTACAGCAAGCCCTTGTAGCGTGCTACGATCTTTGCCGCTTCTGCCTGTTCGCCTTTGCCATTTGCCAAGAAGACGATACTCTTATCCCACACGTCACGCAGCTTTTTCCCTTCGTTGTACTTGTCATGCTGCACCACAAAATCGAGGGCTTTCTCTACCTCGGGAGTCAGCTCACCTTTACTTGCATGATTTTCGCCAGAGCCAATACTTTCCTTAGCAGCCCCTTTGGACTCAGCCCCATACGACTTCTTGTACGACACTTTTACATCGGAATTGCCCGTGCGCTCGTTAGTAGGCAAGAACTCGTCCGGCAACGTGATTGTGCCATAAAAACGCTTATTGCTCACGTTGACTACCACATCGGGAAGATTATACAGGTAACGTCCGATGCCGAGTTGTACTGCTGCACGCTTGAGTGCTCCGCTGATAGCCCCCTTGAGGGATTCAACCTGGGTAAATCCGCTGCCGTCGCTCTTTTTGACCTCTTTTCCCTCTGCGTCGCAAGTAATCGTGCAGATCACACCGTATTCCGGAACAACCTCATAGGACGCGCTCCACCCTGCAACGCCGAACACATCGTCAAGGCGGTTCTGGATTCCCCGAGCGGTCACATAAGGGAGCATAACAGCCTTATCCCCCTTAATAGTTCTTACAATTCGCCATTCCAAGTCCGATGCCGAGAACGGCGCACGCAACATTTCTTCAAGATTCTTTTCTTTTGTCATATACTTATCCTTTCTCTTTCTTCACATTCATTCTCGTACTTTTGCCTTTACTTCAAAATCAACGTGTTCACCATCCAAGCCATAGACGTTGACACCCAACACTTTTAACAGCTCCGGAAAAGCATTAGTCAGCCACTCCTCTACTTTCTCCTTTGAGATGGCACAACTCTTTTTGTCATAAACCCAAAGCAGGTTCATTTGACCTATTCCCCTTTCTGCACTTATACCATACACCAACCCATATTTTCTAGCGTTATCGCCTAATACCCCTCAATATAGCTCGATTTCGCTCGATGATTATAGCTCGATAGTCACAAGTATGCAAGTCTTTCTTCGATACGTCCTATAGATTTTTATAACTAACGTAGACCATACGTCTCAATTTTACTGAATGTGTTTGCAGTTTGAACTGAGTTATGTCAGGCTAGGAGGGAGGGAAGCAGAGGAAGCCCTGCCCTACGGAAACTTTTTCGCAAAAAAAAGAATCCAAGCGCAGGATCGCCACAGTTTTGATCGCATGGCTGTAGGCCAGTCGGTCGGTCGCTGTCGTCGCTTTTACTACCTATCGAACATAAAAAAATAACCCGAGCGGCTTAGTTTCAGCATCACCGTAGTTTCGCTGTTACACAGCCACATGGGCATAGTTACTCCTTCGTACTGTCTCGGTCTGCCTTTATCAGTCGCATTGCCTAAATGCTTCGGTAGCCTGCCTCATCTGCGCTCATCACGCGCATCACAGGACGGTTTAGCCGCAGAGATGAAATCCACGGCATCAGATAGGGGAATTGCACCCCTACCGCATCGAGAAAGCTACAAGCTCCCTCTAACGGAGTTATGCACGGGCGACAAGTCCTCATGATGGAACCCGCAAGGTTATTTTTGAGTGATGTTCTTTTTCAACACTACTACGACTTCACACCTGTAGCACTTTCGATTAGGCGCGTTGACATAGGTTTTTTGTTCGTATGATAGGATAGTTTTCATGACACTACCCTTTTGTATACATATCCCTTTCTTGACCTTCTCCGATATGAAAAAAATTACATCGCTTGCAAAAAAAAAGTACCCAATGCGCGTTTTATAGCACACTAGGTACTTGACTTCCAACCGCTTTAGCTTTATAATAGCTATAGAAATTGGATGCAACAGGTACGCGACTACCTGTCCCAATTAGGCATTTACCGTCGGCAAACGGTGAGTGCCTTTTTTTCTTTGCAATTTTCTTGGATAGATCGTCAGCAGAGCTTCCGTAGCGAACATATTGGCGAGACTCAGAAGGGAGCAGCCTGTGGATAACTCCGCTGACATAACTTATCCACAGAAATATCTTACTTTACTTCTACCTATTTTGTCAATCCATCTTTTGAAAATATTTTTTAGAGCCACTATTCTTTGTTGCATCAACATCTCATCAATATTACATTACTAAATATACACAAATATATGATGCTTGACCTAATGTGAACTCTGTTATATAATGCGATAAAAGGAGGCGTATAAAATGATTAGTATTGACATCGGGTTTGGTAACGTAAAGACGTATGATGGAGAGGAGCTGTCTGCCTTTCCCAGCATCTATGCTCCTGCGTGGGAAGGTTACACCCCAAAGAAAGACGATCAGCTGCTTGAGTTAGACGGCGAGCGCTACCACATTGGCATGACCGCTCTCAAAATGAGTGGTGAATCCCCCTTCGATAAGGAAGACATCCTGCGCCACAAAATCTTCATGTTGGCTGCCATTTGCGAGGCCACAGACAAGCGCGACTTCGAGGACGAGGTTCTGCTTGGCTTACCCATCGGAGACTATGGATTCATGGCCAAGAAACTCCAACGGCTCAAAGGAGAATATGACGTGATCTACAATGGGAAGAAGCGTCATATCGTAATTACGAAAGTCAAGGTGTACGCTCAATCCGAAGCCGTCTACAATCTGCTCTTGAAAGACGATCCGTCTATTGGTCACAAGATCGTTGGTATCATAGACATCGGGCAAAAGACCGTGGACGTGGCGTATTTCAACGAAGGTACCTTCATTCGCGACCGCAGCGGCTCTTATGAAATCGGTGTTATCAATGCCTATCAGCAAATTGCCTCTGCCGTAGCCGATCAGCTTGGGTTCGAGGTCGAAGACTACGCAGCACGCAAGTACATCGACAAAGTACCAGATGTAGCCAAAAAGGCTTTCTCCGATATGGCAAGTGGTATAAAGAACCGCATCGCGCGGAAGCACTGGAACATGAAAGAAATCGACGCCCTCTATATCGTTGGAGGTGGCACGCCTTTCGTCGCTCCTTATTTCAAAGACACTCCGTATGTCGAGCTTGAGATGGAAAAGGCCGTATTCGCCAATGCTTACGGTTACTACGAGGGAGAGAAGGTGAGGAAATGAGCGCAAAGAGACTAACAACAGGCATAACACTTGAGCCAGCAGTGATGCACTATGTTCGCACGAAGTCAAAAGAGCTTGGGATCAACGGCTCTCAGTTCATAGAGTCTTGTATAGGCTTAGAAATATTGAACCCACTCAATCACAAGACTATTCCGAAAGCCATGAAAATCGCTGCCACGGTAGAATTGATTGGATTGGAAAAGGCACGGGAAGCCCTGGCTGAGGACTCCGATCTAATTTTGTCGGTCGTCCCAAAAGAAACTCCTATATTCGAGCCAGAGATTAAGCCGCTGCCAAAGCAGGGAGAACTGCCGCCGTCTATAAAGAAAATCGTAGAAGAAACCGTGAAGAAAAATATCCCCACATCGGAAGATATAGAAGCCGCGGCTTCTCGTGGAGTGTTTTCTAGCGACATCTCCGGTGTAGAACACAACACGAATCACGATACGAATCACGGCATAAAACCCAACATGAACGATAAGACGAACGATGTCGTAAATAGCATTGCAGATGATGTTGTGGATAAAACATCATACGACAACACAGACAAGAATAACGGTTCAAAAACAGAGAAAGCGGAACAAATAGTAAACGACATCACAAATCGCATTGAAGAAATCAACATAGATTCTGTTGTAAACATGGGCACAGAACATGGCGTAAATGATAACACAGAAACAGACGTAACCCGTGATACAGAAGAAGACTTCTCCGATGTGAAAGAAACAGCGACGAAACCAGAGCCAGAGCCGAAGAAAAAGCGCATTATGAAGATGATATGACACAAAAAAGAGACTGTTGCACGAGTCAAATTCGACTTATGCGGCAGCCTCTTTTCTATTTATGTGGCTTTTGCGTGCTCTTATGTAGCGCTCAGGACTCCTTGGGTTACACCCTGAACTTTTTCACGAAGCTCCCTCTTCGTCTCCTCAATGATCTTGTTCGTATATGCTTCCACGATAGCTTTCTTTCCCTCATCAGATGCCATCCACAAAAGAACTTCTTTCGGGTACTGTTCGAGAATAGAAACAACAGCTATTTGTGCCCCATCGGCAAGAATAAGAATCTCAGACGGGTCTATTCCAAGTTTCTCGGCTACATGAAACACCGTTGTAGTGAATACGCTTTTCTTCCGAGCCAAGCCGCTGTAAAACTGGGACTTCCAGTCAAGAAGCTCCACTAGCTCTTTCTGCTTCATGTCGTGTTTAATCCGATACATCTCAAGCCAGTTGTGTAAAACTTGAGCAGGGAACGTCTTTCTCGTCGCGTAGTTCATGATTAACCTCCATTCTTCCTTACCCGTCATAGTCAATCATATATATACTACACGTTTACTTTATCAATCTTTTTGATGATTGTCAACTCTTATCGACTACTTTTTACCAGTTTATAGCAATTTACAGCAGTTTCCTAAACTTGTTTCCTTTCAAGGACATCACATAAACCTTATTCATTTCGAGGGAAGTATAGCAAGAGTTAAACATCACAATATCATACGATTTTCCGCTTGGACATTCTATTGTAAAGAACATCATAGGCTTGCCGTTACGCTGTTTCCAGTGCTTGATGCGTCTTACAACACATAATACAACACGAATCTTGCTGCTGTCTTCGACAATCTTTCCCTTGGTATCTACCTCTGGCTCTTCATACTTTGGCACATCATATCGGGAGAATATGTCGTTGAACGTCATGCCCAACACTTCCATTTCTGCCGCTGATGCGTCAAATTCGTTTTTGCAGGTCTTATTTGCTTCTTCAATCTTCTGGTATACTTCCCATTTTTGGTTAGAATACTTGAGCATCTTGGAATGAGCCTCAGACTTCTTTTTTGTGCCATCTTTTGCCGATTCGTATACGGTCTTATTCTTCTCGTATCTCTCGGTGGCTAGCTCCAACTGCCTTTGAAGTTTATCAAGCGTGCCTGCTTTGTATAGGTTCTCCAACATGGATTGACGGTCTCCAAGAAAATCAAACGCACCCGCTTTTATGAGTGCTTCCGCTTTGTCTTTTGGTATGCCACCATAGTTATCCAGTGGTACAGGCAAGTCTCCTACACCTGCTATGTAATTCAGAGCCATTCGCAATGCTTTCTTGCCATCTTTATCGCGGACGATATGCCAGTCGCAAGTAGTTGATCGCGCATCCGGAGGCAATATTTTGATGCCGTGTTGTTTCGCGTCGTGAATGTAGACTAACAAATCCTCCTGTTTATCTCCCTTGTAAGCATTGAGATATGAGCAGAAATACTCTATCGGATAATGAGCCTTGAGATATGCCGTCTGATAGCATGTGTAGCCGTATGCAGCACTGTGGGACTTGTTGAACTGGTATGCAGCAGCATTGGTCAGCCACTCCGCAAGTTTCTCCATGACATCTGAACTCACGCCCAATCGTTTGCCGTCATTTACGAATCGGGGAATTAGTTCTGCCATCTCAGATGGTATCTTTCGTCCGATTGCGCGCCTAAACATGTCTGCTTGACCTAGGTCATATCCCGCCATAACCTCTACGATCCGCATCGCCTGTTCCTGATAAAGCATAACTCCGTAAGTGTCTCTCAAGACATCAGCGAGTTTTGGATGCAAATAGTCGTATGCCTTTCCGTTTCGGCGCTCTATAAAGTCATCCACTGTTCCCGATTGGATAGTAGACGGTCGATATAAGGCAACCAATGGCACAAGGTCGAATACGCTTGACGGTTTTATTCCCCCAAGTATCTTTCTCATACCCCCAGACTCTATCTGGAAACACCCCAGAACGTCGTCATTGCATAGCATATCGAACGTATCCTTGTCGTTGTCTGGCAAGTTGTCTACGTCTGCATTTGTAAGCAAGCATGTGTCTTCTATCGCATCCAGTGTTTTGATGCCCAACACGTCTTCCTTGAGTAAGCCCATCTTTTCGAGATCATGATATTCGTATGCACATACATAATCGTCGCCCTGTTTTTCGATGGCACACCATTCTGTAGGGTCAGACGGAAAGAGCATAATCGCCGATGCGTGACAGCCATAATTCTGAATGATTCCCACGAATTTAGATGCGAGGTCTTTCAAAGTTCCATCTGTCTGTTCCTCAATGGTCTTGGGAAGTTTTCTCAACACAGACGGCTCATAGCCCAAGGCTCTCGCCGCACGTTGGATAGCGGCTCGTTCTCCCATGTAGCCGAAGGTACGAACGTGATAGACCAGCTTGTACTTATCCTCAAGATACTGTATAGCGTCCTGTCTGCGCGAATTAGGCACGTCGATGTCAACATCTGGACTCGAACTTCTCTTGTCGTGAGCAAATCTCTCGAATATCAGCCCGTATTTGATAGGGTCTATGCGCGTAATATCCATAAGGTACGCTACCAGACAGCCACCAACCGAACCTCTGCCGATGCCAATGCGAATGTTGTCTTGACGACAGGCTTTCACAAAATCGTGAGTCATGAGTAAGTAGTTGATGTAGTCTATCTTCTCCAAGATGATTAGCTCATGTTCTATTTGTTTACGATAGACACCGTGCTTTTCTTCCGGTACCACATTTTCTACCTTGCTTTGCCATCCCTCTTGTACTATGTCGCGAATTGCCTCCATAGGAGTTTTGCTGCCCAAGTCCATAGATGGAAAGTGATTTTCTCCGAATGGAATAGCCACAGCTTCGCATTTATCGGCTATCGCCGTTGTCGTTGATACGACTTCTTCTATCTTCTCATCGGAAAGATATTGCAAAGCTACTCTTACTTCTTCTTCGCTATGGATATAGTAATCATCTGTCTGATAGTATGTTCCTTCAACAGGGTCAATCCCAAGCCACCTACGGTGTGTTTCGGCTTCATGCTTGTAGACATAGTGACTATCTTCGGTTACAAACGTAGGTATGCTAAGCTCTTCCCCCATAGCTACGATGCGTTTGTTGTATTCCACCTGCTCCTTGTCCGTTGCACACTGGATTTCAAGATAGAAGTCGTCTCCGAATATGCTCTGAAACTTCCTAGCGCGGTCATAGGCAAGGTTTTTATCCCACACTGGTATGTTGGTATGCTCTGACGTGTTTTTGCCTCTCCCGGACGATCCTACGACAGCGACAGCTTCAACGGTCTCCATCGTTGGATTTAATATGCCACCCATACAAGCCGACGTGACAACAAGACCTTCTTTATGCTTCTCTATTTCTTCCGTAGTCAAGCGCATGGTGTAGAAATAGTTATCGGGATTTTCTCCGCAGTTGCCATAGCCGACTGTAGCTAATCGAAGAAGATTTCTATAGCCCTCAGCATTTTTCGCCAACAATAGGATATGACAAGACGCTTTTCGGTCTTTGATGTAGTAGTTCGGAATCCAATACGCCTCCATACCAAAGATAAATTTGATGTTCGTCCCGTTCTCTTTGTTGTATTTCTGCGTAACCTTGTAGGCTTCCATTAGCCCAGATGTTGTACCATGATCCGTCAACGCCCATGCGGCTTGCCCTAATTCTCCGATTCGATTCACAATATCAGGAATCTTGGCGATGGCATCGCGCTTAGAATAGTGACTATGCCTATGCAGCCCTACGAACTTGCTCATAGTACGTCTCCGTCTTTGTCTTCCGCTCTGTTTTTATCTCCGTTTCTAAAGCCGCAGCTCGCAATATCCGACATTTCTGCCACAGACCGAATTGCCTCTAACCACCCGATGCAGTACGCTCGGTCTACGGCACTCGCGATTTCCTCCGCTTCCTCTTTCGTTTCATACCTGCCGACATGAGTTTTGAGTTGTCTTCCTGTACATACGCGATACTGCTGCCGTTCTGTATCAAACCAAACAGATGCAAGTTTCTTCACATTGTTGCCTCCTCTGCTTGTAGTCGCTCTATTGCTACGTCGTAGTATTCCTTGTCGATTTCCCAACCGATAAAGTTTCTCCTCATCTTTCGCGCTGCAACAGCCGTGCTACCGCTTCCCATAAATCCGTCTAAGACGACATCGCCCTCATCGGAGTGATATTTGATGCACTGTTCAAGCAAAGCCAACGGTTTCTGGTTCTGGTGTAGTTTGCGTCTCCAAAACACACGATCAAACTTCCAAACGTCTGTTATCCTGTGCCCTTTAAGGAACTTCCTGCCTTTATTCAAGAGCAATATAAACTCATATTGACACCCGAAGGCCGCCTTCAAATCGCCAGAAGTATGTTCATCTTTTACCCAGACAATGATATTCTTGAGCTTGAAACCTGCTTTTTTCACTGTACCAACAAAAAACTCTATCTGGTTAGAGTTGCAGAACATATACATTGCCGAGTCATCTTTGAGAACTCTGTAGCACTCTTTGACATAGGATTCTATAAGTTCTCTTCCCCTTGCGCCCTTATCTCCGTGAATCTCCTTGCAAGACCTATGAAGCTTATCTTTTCTCCGATTCGTTTTATATCCCATCAAATACGGAGGGTCCGTCACCACAAGATCAATACATTTATCAGGGAGGGACTGCATCCCAACGATACAATCGCCGTTATAGATGTGGTTAAGAGTAGGTTCTGTCATGAAACTACTCCCGTTCCCATGCCTAGTGTTTCCGGGGAGAAAATCACAACAGCAGAGGGAAAAGGAGCGGCTTGTTTGGACTCATTGAAGTGCAGCCTACCTTTGATAAAGCGAATACCATTACCACGGATCACTTTTAAGCAATAGTCTTGAAACCACTTCGTATCAGTCCTAGACGGCACCAAGCATACCACGGTAGCACCACCAAGAGCAGACTCGTATGCCTTTTTAACCCATTTCCCGATTTGCCTGCCATAGGGAGGGTTCATCCAACAAACGCCCTTCCACTCTTGCTTTAGACCGTCTTCTTTCAGCGTAAAGTAGATAGGACACTTCGCGTTCTCTTTTGTAGCGCATACATCGGTGTTAAACTTGAACTCTCTATTTATCTCATCAAAGAAATCTTGTGGAGTTGCCCACATATCCGTATTACTGGACATCATACCTTTTGTGATTATATTTTCCACTCCTCTCGTATATAAAAAGAGCACAGCCTAGATTATGTCTAAGCCATGCTCTCTGTACCTTTTACGATCCCTTTTTACAGTGCCAGAATCAATGCAGCCGCGCCTGCGCCGAGGAAGAACGACTCAACGGCATTACGCCTACCGTGCTTCTTCTCTTCTTTTACGGCATCCTTGACCGCAATTTCTTTCTGCTTATTCATTTCTACGGCCGTTTCCTTAACCGCAATATCAACCTCGCGCTTGACAATGGGAGTGACATCGAGCGTAGTCTTGGACTCCTGCTCAACCACGAGCTTGCCCTTGTCGAACTTATGCGTCTCATTTGCCACTGTATCAAACTCGTACTGCTTGTCGTTGTACGTCATAGTGACCTTTGAGGGTTTCTGCGTAACATTCACATCAGAGTCTTTCGGAGACTCCTTTTCGACGTACCGAACTTCGGTTTCACCCTTGACCTGCACAGGAACCTTGACAGGCACTTCGACTCGCTCAACAACCTTCTGCACCACAGGCACTTCAACTGGCTTTTCGATTTCCTTCACGTTCGCATTGTGGCGCACGCAAGAATACCACCCACAAAAGAAAATGCCGATGCAGAGAAGAACAATCGTAGGAATCTTCCAGTACTTCTTTGTCGTAGCCCATGCAAGCCACCCAAAGTAAGTAACCCAGCTATATGCTGAATACGACGCATCATTGACACGCTGCTTGATCTTCTTCATATCCATACCCTTCAACTCCATTCTGTTAAACACACGTTATATTTCTTCATCATTTCTTTCAAATCGGGAGAACTTTGTCTGCTCAACCACTTTATCAGCTCTATCTTTTCGCCACACTCGGGAGCTGATGCAACCATCATTGCCGCAAACTCATAAGGAATCCGCATAACCACACTTTTGCTTCCGCAGTCGGTAAACACGCTGATTTGAGGAACTCCATCTGCCCATGCCATCAGTATTTCACCCCGATGTAGTCCAAAAACTCTTTCATGCCCAACTGATTCATGCAGTAGTCATAAATCTTCGGATGAGTTTTCTTCATGCGCTCAAATTTATTAACCTTGTCAAGATGGCATCCAATAGGACAGAACATACAGCCAGTACGCTTTTCTCCTGTAGTATGCAATCTTCCTTTCTTATCTTTTACGATCTCGCCGTATACCGAAGGAATCTTGATATTATGATCGACGATGTATTGCAAAATATCCTGTTCCGTCCAAAAGCTGATCGGTGCTGACCTTTTGTTTTGCTGCGTATAAGCATTGCACCCCGTTTTGAGATATGCCTTCTTGCGCCTTAGGCTTTCTGTCGCCAGCGTCCCAGTGATAGGTTTAAGACCATGTTCTTTTTGAAATTTCCTAAGCGGTTTTTCTTTCATGATTTCGCAACACTTATGGCTGATTTTGAAAGGTGCATCTAACAGAAATCTCCATTTCCCGAAACGACCTTGCATATAAGAATCAGGATTCCCGTTATCCGCTCTGCACCCATTCAGCTTATTTATAGCCCATGAACTACCTTTTTGAGCATAATATATCGCAGTTGCCACATCTTTACTTGGATAAACAAAGCCGTATTCTTTGATGACTTCGCGGAAATTCATCTCCGGCTTGATGACGGTAACATTCGGCGTGTTGATCGCATGTTGACGAACCTCAGGAAACTCTAAGCCCGTGTCACTATAAACTGCCAGTATATCCGGGAAAACTTCTCTCGCGATATGTAAAAGAACCGTGCTGTCCTTGCCGCCGCTGTAGTTTACATACACTTTTTCCCCCAGTGTTCGTACCATTCTGCGATACGCAGTTTAGTCATGGCTATCTTTTCTTCAAGAGGGAGTTTTTGCAGGCGAGTCAACTCCTCCTTATCCAAAAGTCAAACCTCCTTCGTTCTTATACCACAACGCCTTGCCTCGCAATACATCTCCTCCGCGACTGCCGTCCGTTGCCCAAGGGCTAAACGTGTTACTCTCGGGCGCTCCCAATAGTTCCAAATCCCAACGCTCACACGTCGTTCTCGGGCCATAGTATTCGTGCGGGTAAATGCCATCTTCGTTGTCAGCAGCTTCTCCGTGAGTCATGACATGATCTTTGTCGATCGTCAGCCACAAGCCATCACATACAGCAACAATAACCTTGGCCATAGCTTCGATCTGCTCTGTCGTAGGAGGCTCATCTCCGAGATCGTTCGTCGTAGCAAACGCGCAGCAAGCCATAGAAATGCCGATGCTTCCACTGTTCCTTCGATATGTATGACTAAGCACATCGGAGAAGTCTTCTGTGGCTACATAAAAACTGCCGTCAGAGTCAATGTTGATGTGGTAGTCGTCAAAGAGCTGTCCATAATGCCCTGCGCTCCAATGCAGGTACACCTTGGGTTCTCTTCCGTAGTTTCGCGCATAAGCCCATACAGATTCTCGCGCCGCAGATGCCATTTCATAGATTTCTTGCAAAGAAACTTTTCTCATATATTCTCCTTTCGCTCTCCTTTCTTATCTTGGTTTTTCTCCCTCGGGGGAGTTTAACTCACTGTCGATGCGATACTTGCCTAACGACTGCTTGACCAGCCCATACAAGCTAGGGATCGCACCCAATGCCCCCAACAGGCCTTGCCATGCAGAAGCAAGCTCAAACTTATATCCCCAGATGCCATTAAGCCAGAAACCGACAAGCCAACTTGTCCCCACGGCCATAAAAAAAGCGCTCCAAGCCAAAGCCAGAAGCGCCGCACACGCAAACGTATTGTGTCGTACCCAATCGGAGAAACAAACAGCGGTATCTACTCCGCTATGCCACAGTCTCCCGACCAGCCCACGGTTCTTAGTGTCCAATAGCCATACGAACCAGAGTAAGCAAAGCTGAGCCCATTGCGGTCACAATAGCCCAAAAAGCCGTATCTTTACTCTTCTCTAATTCTTTTACCCTCCCTTCAAGCCCGAGAAGTCTAGCATTATAGACCTCTTTTGCTACATACTGAGAAGGAAGCTCTCTCTTTAGCTCGTTAAGTGCCTCAAGAATTTTCGTAGACTGTTCCTCCAATACCCTGAGTCGATACTCTAATGTCTCCTGTTCCGTACTGTCACCTCTTTTCTGCTTTTATGCGTCTTCATTCATCGTGGTAGTCGTACCTGTGCTTTCCTCATTTGCATTCTCCATCGTCGCAGCCATCGTCGGAGCCATCGCTTTTTTCTTATCGGGAACATACCCAATAACGCAGTTCGGGTTCTTGCACTGTCCAAATTTATTTAACCTATGGGCGCAATAAGGACAACGCTTCGGCAATTTAAAAAACCTTCCCATGTTGTCACTCCCCTTCGTTCGCCGTATCTACCGCAGCCTCGTTCTTCATTTCGTTTTGCATGTCATTGTATGCCTGTTGGATTTCTGCAAAGTCTTCACGAATACCCCTTACCGCTTCGTCGTCACCACGCAAAAAAGCAAGTGAGATACTCTTCGTGCAATTTGCCTGAGCGTCCTTATACTCTTTCTCCAGCTGGGCCTTTTCGGACAGCACGATCTTCGGTTCATACGATCGATAAGACCACACGCCAAATTTCCACACCAGACAATACCCTTTTCGATTCGGAGGAGGTGCTACAGGTGTCGTGTTCGGAGGATATACCCACTTTCCCGTTGCCGCGTCTTTGTTGCTCTCATCGAGAATGGATGTCCCACTCAGAACACCATCTTTGTCATACCTATATACGACTTTTACTTTGTTGATGTCAAACATTATGTTCTCCTTTCTGCTTTATCGTTTAGCCATAGCTATTACCTGTTCAAGAGTGTAGCCTCCCAGCTTGTTTGCGTTATCTGCCGTACCTCGCAGGTTCCCTTCAAAGCCGTTGTTGGCTTTCATCGCGCCCGTCGTGTAAATATTCTTGCCGTTATATGCTCTTATCCAATCTTTATCGGTCATGTGCCAACCGCCGCCGTATTTTTGCCAGTGAATGCCGCCGTTTTCGTTGACTCTGAACCAATCATTTACATATATGCTGCTTGACCACAGGTCTTTTCCATTTAAAGAGAGTCCATTTTTATCAAGCGTATATTCGTGGTATCTTTTGTTACCTTCCCCAACACGAAAGGCGAAATATGTATCACCCTCCGGCGGCTCTTCAAGAGGATATGCGTGAATATATACACCTCTTTGATCTTTATGCCAATAGTTATGGTAATAGTGGGCAGGAAATATAGAGCGAATAGTGTTTTTGTTATTGGTGTCATGGGCAAATACAATTCTGCCATTTATCGTATCGCCATTCTTATTGACCTTCGTGTTCGCTTTTTGCTCCGCAATGGTTTCGACCTCGTTATGCGTCGGGATGTATCTCCACTCTAACC